TAGAAAGGGGGCACTGTAATGCATAAAGTTGCAATGGAAATGGGAAAATGGGCTATGGAAAAAGCCAAAACACATGGCTTTGATAATCTCAGCGCTCAAGACTGGGACGATTTGAAAGACTGCATGGAAGCTGTAAAGTGTGCGATTTGTGCAGATAAAGATTACAGAATCGTAGAAGCTATGGACGAATGCGAACAGGAAGAGAAATATCTTGGTCGCATGGGATATGACAGGTATCGTTACGCAAACGGCAGATTTGCCCCGAAAGGCAAAGGAAGTCGTATGGGATATAAACCATATCTGTACATGGAAGATGATGACTGGATGGACGAGTATTTGAACAATCCAGAGTTCGAACGTAATATGTACCGCATGGGTTATCATCCAGACCGTAGTGATATGAGAATGGATGGAATGAACCATAAGCAGTCCAGATATGGCGAAAGCTATGACAGATACAGCGAGAACCGCAGACATTACCATGATTCCAAAGATTCTGATTCCAAGCGTAAGATGGATGATTCTATGAAAGAATATACATCCGATATCGTCAGAAATCTTACAGAGATGTGGTCAGATGCAGATGCGACTCTTAGACAGTCGATGAAAACCGACTTAACTCGTCTGATACAGCAGATGAATTGAATATTAAATGAATTTTGCCCTTGTTACAGGAATGTAACAGGGGCTTTTTAATTAGGGAGATTGATGATGGAAAAATGTGTAATAAATGTTCTTGGAACGAATTACAGAATTATTCCAAAAGAACTTAAAAATGCAGATATTGACGGCCTTACAGATAATACTGCAAAGGAAATTGTTATCAGAACGGACAACGTAAATAACATTGGTGATTTTGACTTCTTACAGAAAAAGCAGTTGAGACACGAAATTATTCATGCATTCTTGTCGGAAAGTGGATTGCAGTGCAATTGGCAACATATGGAACAGTTCGGACATGATGAAACCACAGTTGATTGGTTTGCGATTCAATCTCCGAAGATTTTTGACGTATTCAAAGAACTTGAGTTAATTTGAAAGGGATGGTGATAAGCCATGCTAAGACAATTTTATATGAACGGAGACCTATGGAGAGTGCAGTTCGTATCTCCGCACGACAGCGTGTTAATTGACCGCACAGGCGAAAGAACTCTTGCGGTATCGGATTATTCAACAAAGATAATTTCAATCGCAAACAACCTGTATGGAGAACTTCTGAACCGTGTATTTATTCATGAGTTGGGACATTGCGTAATGTTCAGCTACGGTCTATTGCCAGGACTTCACCGTATGGTCAAGAAACAGTATTGGGTGGATGCAGAGGAATTTGTGTGCAATATGCTTGCCGATTACGGATGCTTTGTAATTGGCGTTGCAAAAGATGTTTTAGGAAACCAATTTACTTATGTGTCCCCTGTTGGAGTAGAAAAAATGATTGCATAAATGAAAACCCTATTTTGCCAGCTGTAAATGATGATGGTGTACTTATTTTTTAGGAGGTAGTTCATGGCAGAATCAATTTTAAAAATCCATACTCAAAACGGAAATATTCCAGTTGGGTATCCAGGCTTAGCAAACAAGCCTATCGCAGATAAAACTTTGAGCGAAGAGGGAGCATTTGCCGACTCCAAAGTAGTAGGGGACAAATTTAAGGAAGTAAAGACAGAAACTGATTCACTAAAGGAAGATATAGTTCCACTTGAATACGATATTTATAATCAGTTAAATAAAAAGCTCAATATAGAAAGAGAGAATTAATATGGCAAAATTTAATGAATACACAGTAAAGGCAACTCCAGAAGATGCAGATACCTTAATGCTCTATGATGCAGCATCAAAAGCAAACAAACTTTCACCGTTCAGCGGAATCTGGAACTATATGGTCAATAAATTGACAAATGCAGTAATCAATAACTTGCAGACTTCAAACAAGACTGTAGTGGGAGCTCTTAATGAATTAAATAGTAACCGGTTAAAACCCTTTTATAAAGGTATGATCACCAATAGACTAGTTACTGTTCCTCTTGTTCCGGGACTTTATCTAGTTTCAACGTATCGTAGTGGAGGATACAAGATAAGTTCATTATCTATAGTTAATATTCAGATACAGGACGGTTCTTTTATCGAAACGCTTGTTAAAGGTGCGGATTACGACAACACCATTGAAATGAAATATACTGATAGCAACATTTCATTTCAATATAAGATTGACTTATCTGGTGGATGTACAATCGTTATATTCAAGTTGGCTTAAAGATTTATGAAATATAAAATAGTAACTCCTTTAGAATCTCAAATATTAATTCGTCTTCACGCACAATAACGATTCATAGAGTTTCCAAAAATAAATCTCTTTTACATTGCGCATTACTATATTTTACCAACGAGTGCATTGCATTGATCAATATGGATATGATGGACGGTGTATTGGAAGCTACAAAAGTATATTCTATATGCGGCTCAGAAACAACTAATTAACTAAAGAGTGCTTATATTGATTAAGAACAGGAGAAAAGACATGAGAGTAAAGATTGAAGTCGGAGGACAGATGTGTTCGCAATCTTGAACAATGTAGATTCTGAAATGGATAAATCTGAAGAAGTGTAGAACGAAACTGAAATAAAATAAACAATCAACCATTTAGGAGAGAGCAGAAATGTTCTCCTTTTTTTGCATTGGAGAAAGTATTATGAGAGGATTAAAAAGACAGAAACAGACCGTGTACTGGTCAAGAGTAACCGAAACACTTGATGGAATAGATACCGTACCGACATACAATCAGCCACAAAGTTTTAAGTTTTCCGTATCATCTACCGCAGGAACGCCAGAGGAAATATCAGCAGGAATCGTGCCGGATTACGACAGGTACATTACTTCCTTTAACCGTTCTTTCCATCCGCAAGAGGGAGATGTATTTTGGATTGATACTGTGCCACAGGTTGACGCACTGGGAAATCTGGTTCTGGAAGATGGTATTCCTACAACACCGCCAGATTATCGTTTGAAGAAAATCCTTGATACGCAAAGAGGAAATCTGGCTAGATATGGAATTAAAAAGATAGGTGCAGAAGAATGAGCGGACGAGTAATCAAATGCAATCTGAGCCAAAAATCTATTGGAAATGTAATCAAAGAATTGAAAGCATATCAAAACAGTCTTTGCGATAAAAATGAAGTATTTCTTAAAAGGCTTTGCGAATTGGGAATTCCTGTCATAGACGAAAATATTATGTTGGCACAGGGAGATTCTGATAAAAACCACAATACCTACATCAAAATCAACAGGTTCGGAAATTATGCGCAGGCAACTCTTGTGTGTGAGGGTTCTGGACTTTTGTTCATAGAATTCGGTGCAGGTATCCATTACAACGGAGCCGCCGGTTCTAGCCCACATCCAAAAGGAGAAGAATTTGGTTACACAATCGGTTCTTACGGACAAGGCAAAGGAAAAAACGAATCGTGGGTATATGTAGCAGATTCTGGCGAATGGGTACGTTCTTACGGTACGGAGGCTACAATGCCCGTGTACAAAGCAAGCGTAGAAATTATGCAGAATATCCGTAGAATCGCAAAAGAAGTGTTTTCTGCATAAAAACATAGCACCTTTTCTTACTGAATATAACGTCTGTTTTATGTATACTGTAAAATATAAAAGCATCTACCGGAATGGTGGGTGCTTTTTCTATGCTCAAAACAAGGTGGTGACAGAGATGCCAGATGTAGTGAAAAATCCAGTTTCGGATGTATTTGAACGATGGAAAGCAACTATTGAACCCGTTGTAGGAAAAGGGAACTTTTCTAATGACGAAAGTCAGACGGTAGCTTCAAACAAAAGGGTTTACGCACGTTTGTTCTTACTTGGAAATCCAACATCACGTGGCAATCTTGAGGGAGATGAGTGCGCGACAACGCCATCTTTCCAATCAGAATCCTATGCGACTGGTTCAAAAGCTTCTTCAAAAGCATATGAAATTGACGATGCCAGTCACAAGGCTATGGTTGGCATGGGGTTCCGTAGGATATACGGGCCCGTAAGACAAAATAATGCTGATAACAGCATAAAACGTGTTGTTAGCAGATATAGCCGGATATATACTGGCACATTACTCTAGGAAAGGAGTGAGAAAAACATGGAACAGATTATGAATTACGTGAAACCGGAACTTCTTATTGTCGCGGTTGTACTGTACTTTATCGGAATGGGAATCAAAAAATCCGAAGTCATACCGGACAAATATATCCCGGCAATCCTTGGTGCTTTAGGCATTCTGATTTGTGGAATTTATGTTATTGCTACATGCGCTATATCTGGCGCACAGGAAATCGCAATGGCAATTTTTACCGCAATCACACAGGGAATCCTCGTTGCAGGACTTAGTAATTATGTAAATCAGATTGTAAAGCAGGCAAGCAAAGAAGACTAGAAGGAGGTGATCCTTTTATCTCCCGGTACAGGGTTACGTACTAGAACCAGAGCCGTTAAGGCTCTTTTTTATTGCAACAAATTATAGCCGAAAGGCAGAAAGGAGCCAAAATGGCACGATTAACTACACTTGGTGTGAAATTTTCATATGCCGTTGAAACCGTGAAAGGCACAAAACCTACCAAATTCACACAGCTGGAAGAAGCCTCTTCCATCGGCGGTATTTCTCTTGACACAGAACAGATTGATGTTTCTGCACTGGAAGATTATCTGACTCAGTATGCAGCTGGTAGACAGGATACAGGTGGTACATGGGAAATTGAATTCATCATGGATCCAGACAAATCTGTTAAACAGATTAAAAAACTGTACGAAGATTCTAAGACTGCAAAAACTACAGGACTGGCAACCTGGTTCCAAGTGTCATTCCCGGATATGTCCGACGCATTCTTTGTTATTGCAGAATGCGGTCGCGAAATTCCAATGCCAGAAATTGCACAGAACGAAGCAGCAACCATGTCTATTTCTCTTATCATCAATACATATAAGGGACTGGATACCAAAATTGAGCCGACAGCGGCTGCTGAATAAGATGTAAAACAGGGAGGATAATTCATGTTTAGTTTCTCAGTAAATGATAAAACATACAAAGTAAAATTCGGATACGGAGTGCTTACTCAGTCGGACATTCTTACACAGGTGTCTTCTATGGGGGCAATCAATAATCCGAAAGATATGATTAAAATGCTTCCAGAACTGATTCTGGCAGGACTGCAAAGAAAACACAAAGATGAATTTGGATATGAAACCGAAGAAGAAAAGAAAATTGCATACGATAAAGTGTGCGATCTTCTGGACGACTACGAAGATGAATCCACAGAGGAAAATCCTCATAATGGATTTACTTTATTTGAAAAAGCAAGTCAGGAGCTTGAAAAGAACGGTTTTTTATCCGGAATGGTAAAAGCAATGGAGGAGAAATCGGAGGAAGAAAAGAAACTTCCGAAGACTCCGCAGGATCACAAGAAGAAGAGCTAACTTTTCCAGAAGTAGTTCATAAAAAGTTACTTCCATTGTATTTATCAATCGGTGTTTCAGAAGAAAAGTTTATGGATTCTACACCATATGATTTAGAACCATATATGGAAGCCTACAAATTAAAACAAAAAATGGCTGATTCGCAAGCATGGCAGTTCAACATGTACACGATGTGTGCAGTTCAGACTGCGGTTGCAAATGTGCTTATTGGTAAAAAGTCAAAAGCTGAATACCTTAAAGAACCATTTTCACAAACAGCCGAAAAGCAAAAGCAAGAGGATGAAGAGAATCTTTCTGAAACAGAAAAGAAACGGCAACGTGACAGGTTGCTCATGACATTGCAACTCATGCAAGCAAATTTTGAGCTGAATCATGGTAATAATGACGAGGGCAGGCAGGATTAAAAGTCTTGTCTGCCCTTTATTTTTTTGATTAAAAGGAGGTGCTTTAATGGCCGATAATACCATAGATACCCTCAATATACAAATAGACAGTAGCACAACTCAGGCGGTACGGTCTATTAATAACCTTGTAAAAAAATTAGATACATTAAACACTGCCCTTGGAAATCTTGACATAAGTCGGTTAAATAATTTTTCCAATTCTTTAAAAAGTTTAGGTAGCGTGAATTTTAAAGCAAATGGATTGAATGCGGCTATAAACGCTATCAATCGTCTTGGAAAATCCGATTTCAGTCAGTTTGATACAGGAAAATTAGGTAAAATTCTTACCGAGATGCAGAAACTTGATGCTATTCCAGATGTTTCTCCGAGCGTTAGCCGGTTCACAACCGCTATAGCTAAACTTGCCGGTACAGGACAGTATATCGGCAATGTATCAAAGGAACTTCCGAATCTTGCGACAGGTTTAAATAATGCGGCTACTAAATTAGGATCTATGAGCGAAGTATCAGCATCCACCAATGCTTTTATTACTTCTCTTGGAAAATTAGCTAGTGCAGGAGATAAAACCGGAAAGACTGCAAGTCAATTATCAACTCTCGCGCAAGAGGTTTTGAAGTTTTTTGACGTAATGAAAAGCGTACCAGATATCAGTTCGAGCACAATAAGAATGACAGAAGCTCTTGCAGTATTAGCATCGTCTGGAAGCAAAGTAGGGCGTGCTACAAATAGCGTTTCGAATTCATTTAACACGATTTCTTCGTTAGGTTCAAAAGCAAGTACTGTAATTAATGGGCTGACAAATGCTTTTCAAAAATTTGCTTCAAAAGCTATTTCTTTAGGCGGAAAAGCTGTATCTGCAATCGCAGGTATTGGAAATGCATCTTCTGAAGCTGGTGAAAAAATAAGAAGATTGTCAAACCCTATGAGTTCAGTAACTGATAAGTTGAGTGCTCTTTACGCCAAAGGTTTCCTCGTAAAAAGAGCATTAGATGTTCTGACATCGCCAGTAGAATCCGCAATGAACTATGTAGAGACTCTGAACTATTTCAACTCTGCGTTCAATCAGGTGGCAGAAGGAATCAACACTAATGAATGGAAGAAAAGTGGTATAAAATCTGCTGAAGCATATGCAAATTCATTCCAAGAAAGAGCAAAACAGCTTTCACAGAAACTGACAGGATTCGAAATTTCAGATACTGGCGAACTGACTAGAACCAATACCGCCAGTCTTGGACTTGACCCAGAAAAGACAATGCAGTATCAGGCAACATTTGCGCAGATGGCATCATCTATGGGAGATACATCAGAGACTGCATTAAAGTTGTCTAATGTACTCACTATGATTGGCGCAGACCTTGCATCTGTAAGAAATATGAACTTTGAAGATGTATGGCAGGACATGGCATCTGGCTTGACCGGTATGAGCCGCGCTATGGATAAGTACGGCATCAATATCCGTAATGCCAACATGCAACAGGAACTATATAATCTTGGAATTAATACCAGCATATCGAATTTGTCTCAGGCAGATAAAACGATTCTAAGAACGATTATCTTGCTGAACAACTCTAAGTATGCGTGGGCTGATTTGTCAGAAACGATAAATAGGTCAGTAGCGTGATAAATGCGTAGCTACTGGCAAGTCGCTCATATCGAAACCGTCAAGTAGGATATGAGTTATTAGTGATGAAATAAGCTGGAAAGCCGTTTGCAACGGTAATCAGAGAGTGAAGGCTATGATTAAAAGTATAGTCAACCGCAACGCGTAGGAAGTGAAACTGTAGTTGAGATACTACAGAATATAATCTTCCCAAGAGGCATCACTATCGGACGGTACAGGTGCAGAGCCTGTGGTAAAAAGGTACGCTGGACATGCATTGTAATAATGCAGAAGTGAGGATAAAAAGCCTTACGATAACAAATCGAAATCAACCGGCAAATCAGATTCGTATGCTTCAATCTAACTTTGCATCCCTTGGTAGAACAATAGGTTCCTTATTCATTCCTATACTGCAAACAGTACTTCCATATATCAATGCAATAGTAATCGCAATACAAAGAATGTTCGCTTATATTGCAAAACTTCTTGGGATCAAACTGTCTAACTTTGTATCATCTACTGGCGGTATTTCTGTAGATACAAGTAACATTGCGGATGATATGGATAATGCCAGTGATTCTATTGATACTGCAAATAAGAATGCCAAAAAGCTCAAAAAAACATTGTCAGTTCTTTCATTTGATGAACTGAATCAGCTTAATGACAATTCTGATTCTGGTAGTACAAGTAATCCATCTTCTGGCTCTGGAAAAGGCGGTTTGGGGCATATCGGAGCACTTGATGCAGCTTTGGACGATGCTTTGTCTGCATATCAAAAAGCATGGGACGAAGCATTCAAGAAAATGTCCAACAGGGCAAATGAAATGGCAGATGCCATTGTAAATGCCTTTAAGAGAAAAGACTGGAAAGGTCTTGGAAAAATCATGGCTGACGGCATTAACCGGGGAATGCAAAAGCTTTATGATTTCATTAACTGGAATAACGTAGGCCCTTACATCACTAAATTCACCAGTGCATTCACCCAGACTTTCAACAGCCTTGTTGATAATATCAACTGGGATTTGATGGGACGTACCGTTGGAGCTGGTATTAATACAATAGTTAATACAGCCAATCAGTTACTTGAGGGAACGAATTTCAAAAACCTTGGCAAGAAATTTGCAGAAGGCATCATGGGGCTTTCTCGTGAAGTTGACTGGACTAATCTTGGAAATTTGATTGGTAATAACTTTATGAAGAGCTGGCACATTTTCTATGGTTTTGTTTCAAATCTTAAATATGACGAAATCGGAATTAATATCGGAAATGCCCTTAATGGTGTATTTGAGAAAATTAATTTCACAGAAATTGCTAGTGCATTAACAACTGGAATAAACGGCGCATTTACAGCACTTGCAAGCTTCACAGCAACATTCAATTGGGATGACTTCACTAAAAATCTTGGCGATGGGATTTCAAAATTTATATCCGATATGCACTGGAAAGAGAATGGAAAGGCTCTCGGAGACTTCCTTAGCCATTTATGCGATGCCCTGACAGATGCATTAACTCCTAATACATTCAGAAAGCTTGGAGAAGGCATTGGCGATTTTATCGGGCAACTTCCATGGGGAAAATTACTTGCAACAGCCGCTAAATTGCTTATAAGCGGATTTGGCGAAGCAATGTCTGGGCTGTGGGAAAGCGGATTGTCCGGAAAGATCACAGCCGGTCTTACAACAGCTTTTGTTGCTGTAAAAATCGCAGATATCACAGGAATCGGAACACTTGTCGGAAAACTTATCGGTCATATCGGTGATAAAATCATGGCAAAAGAAAGCGCTGATATTATTGCCGAAAAATTATCCAGTATTCTTGGACAAGGAACATCCGAAGCAACACAAGTTCTTGACGGACTGGGCGAAGCGGCAGGAACATCTGGTGGGAAATTCGCTTCACTGGCAAAAGAGTTAGGACCATTGGTAGGTACAGCGGGATTAATTGTTGGTGTAGGTGCAGCGGCGGTTTATGCAACTTCTAAAATTGCCGGTATGGTAGAAAGTATGCAAGGCGGCAATGGAGTAGGAACCACATTTGGCAATACCATGGATAATTTCATTCAGACATTACAACAACGTGGCGACATAATATCTGGTTCTGCAACGGAAATTTGGAACTTGAAAGAATCTCTCGAAAAAGAAGGAATGACAGCAGAAGAGCAATCTGCGGCAACTCAGAAGATAATTGACAAACTCGGAGAAATGGGAGTGACATCAGATCAGGCAGAACAGGCATTTTATTCTTTGTATCAGCAAGGACTTATCACGGATGATATGTTTGATATTCTATCAGAATCTATCAAAACATTAGGTGATAAATCAACGAATATGGCAGGTAGTCTCAATCTTAGCAAATACTCTGTTGATGAGCTGGCAGAAGTCCTTCCGAAGTTAACTACTCAGTTGGGATTAAATTCTGACCAACAGACTCAACTTAATACCGCATTATACGATATGCCTAATGCAAGTGGCACAGCTCAGGGAGCTTATGAAAACATCATGGCAACCGCAAAAGAAATGGGATTGAATACGGAATCTGTTGCAAAGATTTTTGCAGAAACATTCCCCGATGCAGTTCAGACCGCAAAAGAATCTGTGTCTAAGCAAACATCAGAAATTAGATGGAATACCACCAGAGATTTCAATGATGCGGCAGGTGCGGTAACAAAAGCTACTGGTCAGATGAAGAGTACTGCCATGAGCGATTATGAGGCAATTCATTCAAAAGCCACCGAATCTTCTCAGGGAGTCACTACGGCAACTGTAACGCAATGGGGAAGTTCTGCAAAAGAGGTTTCCAAGAACCTTGATTCAATGAAACAAGCAGCCAACTTGAAACTGGGAGAAATGCAGAAAACTGTAGAATCCCATTTTTCATCACAGTATAATACTATGACAAATAAATGGGAAAAAGCAGCAGAGCGCATTACTGGAAAAGGGCAGATCATAGATAGTATGGAATCAACCTTGAGTAGTAAGATACCGTCAATGTCCAAATACTTCACACAGTTTTCCAGAAATGTTGCAAATAGCCTTAAAGGCATGTACACAGTAGGCAGAAATGCGGCACAGGAGTTCTCAAATGGATTACAGTCAGTTCATATCAAAACTCCTCACATCTACATGAACTCTAGTGCATCTGCAAATGGAAACAGTTATTCCTACAGATGGGATTCTGGTGTAAATTGGTATGCAAAAGGTGGTTTGTTCAAAAATGCATCTGTCATTGGTGTAGGCGAAGCAGGACAAGAAGCCGTTCTTCCACTTGAAAACCAGAAAGCCATGAAATCCATTGCCGACAGTATCATGTCTGGATATGACGGCAACATGGGACTTACGAAAGATGAGATTATGGAAGCTGTTGAGCGTGGCGTAGTTACTGCTTTGATGAACAATGGTGGCTTTGGTGGTTCTTCACCAGAATACATTATGAACAGCATCAAAGTGAACGAGCGTGAACTGGCACGAATCGTCACAAAGGCTCAGAACAACACAGATTACCGCATGAATCCGTCACCTGTGTATTGATTTTACGGTATGGATGTGGTAATATAATAAATGCATAAACGTTAAGAAGAGAGCACACTAAAGATGAAACGAGGGAAAAACCTCACGATTCTTTGGTGTGCTCTTTTTTGTTTGGTAAAACCAACAGGCTAACCCGACGGGGGACAAGCGTAAACCGTAATGCGCCTGCCTGTTGTTTTTATAAATTACGGATTCTGGCTATTCATGGCAAGCCACATTAAACCAATACGGAGGTTATTCATATGGATGAACACATCAAAGAATTATCCCAAAACGAATTAGAAAGAAAAGTAGATTATATATTTTCGCATAGATTTAACCATACCTTACATGCTTATATCGATATTGCAGGTGATTTGACAGCAGGTGTTTTATTATCTCAAATTATGTACTGGTTTGATAAAGATTCAAAAAATGAGTGCGTCAGAACAAAAATCAAAAAGAAAGGTTATTTTTGGATTGCTAGGCGTAGAGATGAATGGGCAAACGAAATAAGAGTTGCACCTAAGCAGTATGATTCTGCGATGAAAAAATTAAAAGCAAAAAAATTAGTGATTGTTGAAAAGTTCAAAATTAACGGTGCTCCAACAACACATATCAGACCTAATGATGAAGTGATAAATGTTGCTATTAAAGAATGGAAAGAACAAATTGCTCTTGAAATTATCAAAGACAACGAAATGGAACAAAGTGACATGAATTCCTCAAATCAGAATTTACCAGAAGAGGAAAATCGCGAAAAAGTAGTGTTAAATGATGATAAACACTGGTTTTCCCCAAAAGAGGAATTTCCAAATTCCCAAAACAAGGAAAACTATGGAATTTCCCAAAATGGGAAAATGGAACTTCCCAAAAATGGAAACTCTTTAATTAATAAGAACTATAATAAAGATTTAGATGAGGTTTATAAAAAGAGAGTTAAAGATTCTGATACTACTAAAGTAGTACCAGTAGATTCTCCATGTCCGGGTAAACCGGAAACAAGGAGCAACCAGTCTCCACTCGGAATGGGAATAAGCGAAATCCTTTTGAGGAAAGGAATAAACCAATATTGGAATGATGTAGGATGCGAAGAGTATGAAGAATTGAAAACAAATGTCACTAATGTCATATTATATTTTTTGGAAAAATACAAAATTAAACTAGGCAGAAGCCATGTTCATTTGAAAGAAGAATATATAAAAACCGTAGTAGAGGGAATTGTTACAGTACCAGACGAGATGATTGAGTTGATAGATGCTTATGGCTTTGAGTATATTTATAAATCATGCATTGACATGTATTTTGATACAAAGTTCAGAGAAGAAACCAATTATCGTATTTTTCATTTCATAAAAGGTGATATTCGAAAAAATATCGCAATGAAACTTTCGGAGCAAATTGAGTTAATGAATGATAAATAAACAAACATGTGGGAGGAATAATGGATTTCAAACAAAAATACTTTACCATATGGCAGGAAGTGTGGGGACTTCACAAAAAATACTGGTCAATTTCGGCTGACGATACGAATTTATGGAAAGAGTTTATCTCTGAAGCCGATAGACTCAGAGAAAAGTATGCAGGATCGCCAGAAGAACAGTTTGTTGAAAAGCTTATTCTTGCTGTGATAAATGAAGTGGAAAACGTTTCAAAATCATCTGACGATATTTCCTCGGATAATACGTCAGAATTAATTCTAGGCAAAAACATTACAGTAATTGATTAGAAAGTGAACATATTATGAGCAACAATTGTTTACAATTAAAATCACCTCGATTTTCCAGATACATTAATTTTGCATACATAGACACAACTGGATACCTTGCTGATAGGATTTTTATAGAGAATAAAGTCCGAGTAAAATTCTGCGGGGACTACAAACACAGAGAGAAAAATTATGTTGTTGTAATCTGCAAAATAAAGAAAAAAGATGTTTCGGTATTCTTGCAATCAATGGCAGAATTAAAAAATCGGGCAATTCTTATGGAAAACACGGATTACGAATCATTTTGCAAAGAGCAATTCGAAAAATTCATTTCTGATATCCAAAAGAAACATTAATATAACTTTTTCTTACTGAATCTCACCTTGTATATGTGATAGAATAAAGAATCATAAAGCGTCTATCAGAGCAATAGGCGCTATTTTCGTGCAATTAAGCATCTTCTTTCGAGAAGGTGCTTTTTCTTTTATGAGGTGTTATATGGCAGAAATATTTTTAAAAGTAAATGGTGTCTCGATGCCTTGCCCGTCTTCCTACACATGGGGATTACAGGACGTATCAGCGGCAAAATCAGGAAGATCTGATGACTCTGTCATGCATAAAAACAGGGTAGCGCAAAAAAGGAAATTAGCTTTGCAGTGGAAAGGTAAAGATTGGGCTACTACAGCTAAGATTCTTCAAGCGTTCAATCCCGAGTACATCCAAATTACATATCCAGATATGATGGCTGGAAAATACGAAACCAGAACGTTTTATGTTGGTGACAGGAGTGCGCCTGTTAAATGGTGGTGGCATGGAAACCAGAGAACAGAATCTATCAGTTTTGATGTGATTGAGAGGTGATGCATGAGAAAATTATCTAACAGATGGAAAGAAAAAGTCAAGAACGGAATGGACGTGCAGTACCTCAAGTATGCAGATATCACACTTACAGATGGAACTGTACTCAATCTGACCAGTGCCAATCTGTGGCAAAACGGAATGGAATTCGAAGATTCCGTATCTAATGATAGTAGCTTTGACATCGGTTCTGCAATCATCAATGTATTGAATCTTAGCATTAATAATTTTGACGGTGAGTACTCCGATTACGATTTTGAGGGAGCAGAAGTCATATGTTATGTTGGATTACAGATTGAAAATGAGGATACAAGTGAACTGTTAGATTCAGCTGGAGAACAAATACTGGATTCAACCGGTGATACAATCATAGTTCATAAAAATGCGGTTATTGAAAAAACACGTATTTGCACAGTGACAGTTATTGAACAGCCGGAAGACGAAACGGTGACCATAGACCTTACGTGCGAAGATAATATGCGGAAGTTTGACCGGAACTATTCAGACAGCAAATTGAAGTATCCGGCAACCAGAGGGCAGATTGTACGAGATGCCTGCGAGGTATGTGGGGTTACTTTGCAAACAACATCATTTGACAGAGATGATTATATCGTGCAGAATCGTCCAAATGACGAAGCTTTAACATTTCGCCAGGTTCTACAGTGGGTTGCACAGATTGGCTGTCAGTGGATGAGATGCGATGAATATGGCAGATTGTGCATCGGTTGGTATAGCAGCATCAATGAAGAAGAACTCATTATTAATGATCTTGGAGTTCTCAAAACGCAAGATGATAGCAATATCTCGCTTGAATTATCCAGTGCAAATGGTATTTTATCGGCAAATAACGGAACATTTCTGGAAAATGATGGCATATTGAGGCTTTTTGCAACTGACGAAAAAGGTAACATTTCTGAAATAGAAACCACCTATGGTTTTACTCCGCATCATACAGATGTAGTAATCACAGGCGTGAAAGTAACTGAATACAGCGAATCCTCTTCTGATAATCCGCAAACTTACATGGTTGGTACAGAGGGATATGTACTTGGAATTTCTGGTAATAAATTAATTCGTGTTGGCGATGGCCAGACAATCGCTTCAATAATCTCCGAAAAATGCGTTGGCATGAGATTTAGACCATTTGAATCCGAGTGCCCTACAGATGTGGCTCTGGAAGCCGGAGATTCACTGATTATTGTGGATAGAAATGGAAAAATATACACATCGCTACTTACCACAACTACATTGAAACCGGGATCCGGTCAGAAGATAGCTTGTAATGCCAAAAGCGCTGCTAAAAATAGCAGAACCCAATATTCCCAGGCGACGCAGGCATTTGTTACTGCAAGAAATATGGTTAAGCAGGAAAAAACCGAGAGAGAAAAAGCTCTTGAAGAATTTGGAAAAAGAATTGATTCGGCCACTGGTGTATATACCACCGAAGAAATACAGGAAGATGGAAGCCGGATTTTTTATTTGCATGATAAGCCTACACTCGCTGAATCCAAAGCAATTTGGAAGATGACCTCCGAGGCGTGGGGCGTATCCACAGATGGTGGACAGACATGGAATGGTGGCATGACAGTTGATGGCGATACGATTGTAAGAATTTTGAACGCGGTTGGCGTTAATGCTGATTGGATTAATGCCGGTGCAATCATGGTCAAGGATTCTGATGGGAATATTCTCTTTTCTGTCGATATGGATACCAAAAAAGTAATAATCAGTGGTGATTCAGTTGTTATCGGTGGCAAAACAGCCACAAAAGCATTATCCGACAATCTTCAGGAGAGCAAAGATTATTCAGATGGTAAATTAGCTGATTACGCTGACACAGTAACAGGTTCATTGGCTGGATTACAAGCACAGATTGATGGACAGATTGAGTCCTTCTTCTATGATTACGAACCGTCTTTGCAGAACAAACCGGCTTCTGAATGGACAAGTACAGAAGAACGCAAAAAGCACGAAGGTGATCTTTTTTACTGGAAGAGCACTGGCTACGCGTATCGGTTTATGCAGGACGGTGCAACATGGAAATGGCAGATGATTCAAGACAACGACATTTCCAAAGCACTTGCACAAGCTGAGAAAGCGCAAGACACCGCAGACGGCAAGAGAAGGACGTTTGTTATACGGCCTTCACCGCCGTATGATATCGGAGATTTATGGTCTCAAGACGGCGGAGATATCCTCACTTGTGTTGTAGCAAGAGCAAAAGGAAGTGTGTATGCGTCATCTGACTGGAAGAAACTGAATAAATATACTGATGATACCACAGCAAACAAAGCTCTTGAAGCAGCAGCTCTTGCTAAAAACATGACTTTGCAGCTATCAAACGAAATGCAGACGATTACGGCTGATGCAGATGGCAATATCGCAGTATTTCCACAGGTATCTACCAAAGCTACTGTAATGTATGGCTCATCGGATATTACAGACGATTGTAGTTATACAATCACAAAATCCGACAGTATCACAGGCTCTTGGAGTGATGCAACACATATCTACAATGTTACTGGGCTATCGGCAGACAATGGATGGATAGACATCAGAGCAACATATCTCAGCAATCTGTCAGTAACAAAAAGATTCACGATTTCTAAGCAGAAAAAGGGAGAAGATGGAAAAGATGGTGAACCTGGTAGAACATACATGGTTGAGCCATCATGTAACGTCTTGAAACGTGGCTCTGACAAGACAATTAGTCCAAACTTTATAACATTTAAAGCGTATTATCGTGACGGAAAGTCAGCTACTAGAGTGCCTTATAAAGGCAGATTCGTTGTTGAAGAGACTGCTGACGGAAACACTTGGAATACCATTTATACTAGTTCAACCGATGAGGATACCGTGACACACTATTTGTATTCTATTTTGACAAATGGATCTGGTCAGACAGTAGCAAGTTCTAATGGTTCAACCATTGGTATTCCTAGAGATGTGACGAATGTTAGATGTAAATTATATGCATCCGGTGGTACTACGACATTGATGGATATGCAGAGCGTGGCGGTCGTTATTGATATAGACAATTTGACGCAGGAGCAAATAGTTAGCATTCTGACTAATGACGGGGCTTGGAAGGGATTATATTATAGCAATGGGCGTCTCTACGTCAGCCTTGATGCTCTTCTTGGTGGAACAGTTACCTTGGGCGGCAAAAAGAATGGGAACGGTTATCTGAAAATTAAAGATGCCAGCAATGCTGTTAAAGGATTAATTGATCGCTCTGGATATACTGTATTTACAAGCTACGAAGAAAATTCAAAATACATGAAATATACAGGTGTACAGTTTTCAAGCGATGGAATATTCCCTGTTGATATCAAGAAGTTCTTTGACGATGAAGTAGATATTGAAATTGAAAATAGTGAAAATTGGGGAATCAGTTGGAAGGATAACAGTCTAAACGTATATGCCACAGAGGTATCGGCTGATACCGGTACATTTGGAGATTTAACTGTTACTAATTCTGCATCTTTTGCAAAATCGCCAAAGATAGAAAACATGGAGTATACGACATCATCAAATACTATTTGTTGGGATGGACGTACAGGATACAAACAGCTGATGCTGAAATCTTCATCCTCGAAACGCTATAAAGATATTGGAAACAATATTTCAGAGCAAGAAATTGAAGAATGGTACAATATCGAACCAACGTGGGCGAAATACAAAAAGGGATATCTAGTTAAAGGGGACGAGAATGAAGGAAGATATATCCCGATGTTTATTGCTGAGAATGTAGAAGCATTCTTTCCAGAATCTACTCGGCATCAAAACGGACTTGTTGAGGACTGGAACGAGCGTATCATGATTCCAGCAATGTTTGCAATGCTAAAAGCACAGAAAAAGAAAATTGACCAACAAGAGAAACTTATTAATAAACTTTGCGAAAAGTTAAATATAGAATGAATTATGAAATGGAGGTACATAAATGTCAGTAAAGCAAGTACAAGCTATTGTAAATGGACAGACTTACACCCTTACTTTTAACAGTAATACGGGCAAATATGAAGCTACAGTAACAGCTCCAAATAAGTCCAGTTACAGCCAGAGCGGACATTATTACGGAATAACAATCAAGGCAACGGACGATGCTGGAAACGTGACCACCAAAGATGCAACAGATTCCGCAATCGGTAGTTCCCTGCGATTAACCGTTAAAGAAAAGGTCGCTCCGGTAATTACAGTCACAAATCCAACAGCATCTGCAACACTTGTCAACAACAAGCCAACTATCACATGGACTGTTACAGATGATGATTCTGGTGTTAATCCGTCTACTATCGGTATCACAATCGATTCCGGAAGCAAGATTACTGACGGCATTACAAAGACCGCCGTAACCGGTGGTTACAATTGTTCGTACATACCGGCAACAGCTCTTACCGATGGTTCTCATACCATTAGGTTTGATGCATCCGATTACGATGGCAACGCAGCTACGCAGAAATCTGTAACATTCAAGATCGATACCGTACCGCCGACGTTGAGCGTAGCCTCTCCGTCTGATGGATACGTTACCAACAAGAGCACAATTACTGTAGCAGGTACAACCAATGATGCAACGTCATCTCCTGTTACAGTAATGATCAACGGTACACCTGTAACGGTTGGTAGCAACGGAGCATTCAGCACTACGGTCACATTGTCCGCAGGCTCAAATACAATTACTATCGTTGCAAAAGACAGTGCCGGTAAGACAACAACCATTACTAGAACTGTCAAGTATGATCCGAACCCACCAAAGATTACAGCCGCAAGCGTAACGCCTAATCCGGTCGATGCAGGCAAAACTTATGTGATCTCTGTCACAGTAACTGATGAATGATGATTACGAGGGTTTACGGCTCGTGTAATGAGTTCGCTATTGAGTTCCAGAGACGAGAGGGAGCGGATCTCGAAATCTGGGACGCAATAGTCCCTGCCAATAGAGATGGACAGTATGTCATAGAAATCTATGCAGAAAGTAGTGGTGGCTTGACAGCTTATACCGCCACTGTACTGTTTCTGATATCAGGGCACGAGATTGCTGGAAAGCTCGTTCCGAGAGGATATACGGCAGAATCAGAGAACATCGAGTACAGCTCATTGCTGAATCTGAGCCAGCTGACGGCAGAGCTTGTAAAGCAATGTTTCAGCGGACATAAAACATGCTGAAAGGAGAGAGGACATGGCAATTAGATACGTAGATAGCAATACAATAATGGATTTGGGAGAAAAAATCCGATTTAAAAGTAAAGTAGAGCCGGTATGCGGTGTAGACATCCCTTTTTCCATCATTTCAGCGGATTACGAATTGATTTTCGTTGATACAGATGCTGAAAAAGAGACTGTAGAAGATCAAGGAAACTGCAATATCAACGAGCATACGCTAGATGCGTTAATTGAGCCACAAAAAACAGGAATCTATTGTCTGAGATTCACATATAAAATTGCAGATGAAACGTGGGTAGATAATTATAAAATCAAAGTGAAAGGGTGACATGCATGGCAGATGCAAACATTTATATAGCCGGTGCAAGCATAAGCCCTACATCAGTTCAGACAGGGGCGAAATATGCGATTGCTGTTGATGTTCGGAATGTCCAGTATGTATTAGGCACAAGTGATGGCTCAGCACTTGCCACTTCTGATGGTTCGATGCTGAGAGTGAAAGAATAGAGGTGATTATATGGCAGAATCATTAAAAACAATATTAATGTCGGCACTGGCTTCGAAAGCAACGCCGGCAGAAAGTGACACATTGATAGTTGGAGAAGGGAATGTATTAAAAAAAATATCGTTCTCACAATTATTTACATACCTGAAAGACAAGCTAGGCATTAATACATTAAACACGAAGATAACTTTTGTAAATCAAGTTTATAAAGGTACTGGAGCAGGATATATCTATATTAATCCACCAGATACTAACAATGATTATTACTTAATAGGAGCTACTAATGCGGATTGGAACGCTTGTCCAGTTAGTATAGTTGCTGTAAGTAAGCAAAATTCTACTCATATAGTGCATTTTACGGGTAACATTGAAAGTGGTAAATCTGTTCGAATACTCAGTATGTGGACACAAGCTAAATATATAACTTTTAAATAATAATATAATTTATGCTCGTATAAACATTAAATCTGCTATATAATTAGCTGCAATTATAAACCCAGAAGCAACAATGTCATAACCATTTGATGAAACGGATAATGCACCAATATATGCTTTGTAACCTTGTACAGTACCCATACCAATAACACCAATATTAGCATTAACCGTTGATACTTTTACAGGTAATGTCATAATCACTGTTCCTGACTGTATACCTGAATTATCAATAGAGTTAAATCCAATATGAAGATATAAAAAACTATCGTTATATATACAATATGTTTGCCCAGTTTGCAAATATCCGCCACCATTATATGTTTTTAATGTAACATTTTTATTATTTATCTTCGTGTTTAACACACTCTTATCGTATAATTGAGGTAGGAGGTGTTTAACATGGATATAAGAAGAAATATCATACAATCGGTATTACAGATGTTGCACGGAAAAGTCGATACAGAAGTTATTGATACTGTTCAGGACGTACTTGTGATTCAACTTAATCAGTACGAGATTCAGGAACGCAGTACGAAACTGACGGTTTCTGACAACAGCTCAGAGGGATTGCTGAGACGCTACATTGCTACAAAACGTATTGAAGGCAAAGCAGAATCAACTCTAAAAAGATATTGGGAACAGAATCTGAAACTGATTCAATTTATCCAAAAGCCACTTCATGAAATCATGATAGATGATATCAGGTTTTACATGGCTTATCGCAGACAGCAAGGTAGTATCAGCAACCGCACACTTGACGGTATGAGACGGTGCTATAGGAGTTTCTTTTCTTGGCTCACAGCAGAGGGATTGATTAATAAAAATCCATGTACTGCACTAAGTCAGATTAAAAGCCGAAAGCAGATTAAAAAACCATATTCAGCGGTAGAAATGGAATTAATCAGGAAATCATGCACTGACAAGCGTGATATTGCATTGGTAGAATTTTTGTATTCTACTGGGTGCCGTGTATCTGAGGTGTCTGGATTAGACATCATGGACATTGATACAAATACTGGCAAATGCGTTGTTATCGGCAAAGGCAATAAGGAACGCACAGTATATCTGACAGATGTAGCATTATTGCATCTCAGGACGTATCTTGACAGCAGAACTGACAATAGCATAGCTCTGTTTACTGGAAAAGGTTCAAGTAGATTAACAAAAAGTGGAATAGAGAACCTATTAAAGCGAATTGGAAAAACAGCGGGTGTGACAAATGTTCATCCGCATCGTTTCAGGCGAACACTGGCAACTAATTTGCTTGATCGTGGAATGAATATTCAAGATGTTGCCATGATACTAGGTCATGCAGATCTAAAAACAACTCAGATTTATTGTTTCATCAGTCAATGTAACGTAAAGAATGCATATCGCAAGTATGCAGCATAACCATGAACCAAAGTATTTGATACTCCGGGGACAACTCCGGAGTTTTTAGTATGCAATAAAAAAATTAAGAAAGGAAAAGAGATAGAGAATTAAACACGAAGTTAACAGGTAACTCTTTTACTTACAGTGAGATGGGTGGTGACTATAACAACAAACTTGGCGGCGCATATTGCATATACAATAATGATATAGTATTTGCTCATTTAACTTTAGCAATTCCTGATGGCCTTGCTAATGGTACTCTACTAGCCACATTTCCAGATGGAGTAAATTTAAAGACTTTGTTAGGAATAGGTGTAAATAGTGTTACGGGCGCAGTTAGCACCATCAATGCTATTAATAACTATATATATTCAGCAGGAAGTATGCGTGCAGGAAATTACATTCTTGATATGTCATTCAAACGTGCTTAAAAAGTGTTATGCTCGTTTCAATACAAGATCAATAAAGTAATTTCCTTGTGGAAATGTCGGATTCGCATAAACAATATTGTTTTGTATTGCTATTGAAGCTATAGTACCTGTAGTACTGACAACTCCAATATTGGATACTGCTTGCATTTTTATATCGGATGGTAATATTGCAAGCATATCCTTTGAAGCTAGTGAATTAGACACCCCGACACCGATATGTATATACACAAACTGTGAATTATAGACACAAAAAGCTGTACCGAGTTTATTCATAATAGAAATATTAGTTGTCAAATTCGTGTTTAACTTATCTCAAAAAAAGAATATGGAAATTAAAGGTATTGACGTTTCATCGTGGCAAGGGAAACCGGATTGGGCAAAAGTATCAAAATCTGGAGTTAAGTTTGCAATATTAAGAATCCATCAGAAATCTGGAATTGACGAATCATTCGAACACAACTACAAGGGCTGTAAATCCAATGGAATTCTTATTGGTGGATATAAGTACAGCTATGCTTTAACATCGGCACAAGCTATCGATGAAGCTGAGAACGTAATTTCTGTTCTTGGTGGACGTGGACTTGACTTTCCAGTATTCTACGATCTGGAATGGGCACAGCAAAGAAGTCTCGGAAAACAGGCTATCGAGAATATTGCAGTAGCGTTTCTGACCAGAATCAAGAAAGCTGGTTATAAGGCCGGTATCTACTGTAATCTGGACTGGTATAATAACGTTCTGTCAGATGCTTTGAAGCAGTATGATTGTTGGATTGCTCGTTATCCAGCGGATGATAACGGCACTGTCCAAACACGACTGAAGCCATCGGTCGGTGTAGGCTGGCAGTATTCCAGCAAAGGAAAAGTTCCAGGAATCAGCGGAAATGTTGATATGGATGTGTTCTACAAGGACTACAGAGATTCTAACCAGAAAGGAGAAACTAAAATGGTAAAAATCAGTAACTGCGGACATGATGAAAGAGGAAGATATGCAGGTGGGAAAGCAGGAGATCAGACTGGTACAGAATATCAGATCATGAACTGGTACAGCAGACCGTGGCTCTGTGTTCTAAGATTCAATGACGCTAAAATCGCAACCATGATCGCAGACATGGCGACAAAAGCGGCACAGAACAATCTCATCGGATACGATCAGGGCACTGCCGGAAACAGCAATGACCGGTATTCGTTCTGGCGGCACTTAAAGGCAAGTAACTACGATCCGGCGCAGATCACAATAGCTTGTGAATCTGACTGTAGTGCAAGTACAGCTGCAATCGTTAAGGGTGCTGGATATCGCCTAAATAATGCAAAACTGAAAGCAGTAAGCATCTATCTGACAACGCGAAACATGAGACAGGCATTGAAGAATGCAGGGGCAAAGGTACTGACGGATAGAAAGTATCTGACATCCGGTGACTATCTAAAGGCAGGAGATATCCTCCTGAATGATAACCACCACGTGGCTATCGCTGTTACCACTGGCGCAAAAGCAAGTACGCTTTCAACGCCAACTATCCTGTCTAAAACTCCGAAGTGGGTGGGTAAGGTAACTGCAAATAAACTCAATGTTCGCACATGGGCAGGAACTGAGAACCCACAGCTCAAAAGCTATCCCGTACTTGCAAAAGGAAATCTTGTTGATGTGTGTGATACGATCAAAGCAAAAGATAAAACCGACTGGTATTACATCAGAATTGCCGGAAAGTACTTTGGATTTGCTTCCGCGAAATATATTTGCAAAGTGTGATAAATGTGATATAATAAGTGTACCATAATTCAACTCCTCCCCAGAGTTTGAACAGGGACTCAAAAAAGAGAGATGGTCTGTTTTTATTTCTTGACAGATCATCTCTCTTGTTTTACTTAATAATATATTCCAAATATTGATTTTTAATATCCGCATATCCATTCTTACGAATCAGTACTTTATCCCCGGAAAACATCGTAAAATCAGAATCCAGCTTTTGCACATAATCCATGTTTACAACAAACGACTTATGGCAACGCAAAAAACGCTTATCAAGGTATGGTTCAACCGACTTTAAAGCTTCATACATATTGTGTATAATCCCGTTCGTGCAATGTACAAAGACCTGCTTATCCCGTGCCTCGAGGTACTCTATTTTATTCAATGGAATCCTTATGATGCAATCTCTGTGCCTGATTGTGAGCATCTTGTGTTTCATATCACTCAAGGTATTGTCAATCATAGAAAACATTCTTCCGTGTTCATTTCCCTTGATGATATAATGCGTAAACTCAACGTCCAACGCATCAAAAACAAAATCCTTGTGAGCTGTCCAGAAAGCAATTTTGCCCTTATATCCACACTCTCGGAGTTCTTTGGCAATATCCACGCCATTTTCGTTTTTAAGTATTACATCCAAGACAATCATATCAAACCATTTTCCGTCCTTAACATCATCTATCAAGGGTTCCCCACTGAAATAACCGTCTATCGTATAATTCCGGTCACCGTTTTGCTTCAAAAACGGTTCAATCCGATGCTTAAAATACTCAACCTGTAGTTCACAATCGTCACAAATAGCAATTTTCATAGTAATCACCTTCCGTTTATCGCCTACGCTTCAACTTTCATCAGATTATCCTCATCTAATCAATTAATTATGGTAATATAGTAGCACTGAAACGGAAATGTGTAAATAGTTCAGCAGAAGTTCGAAAAAAATCGACATCTTAATACGTTGGTACAGCCTGCCAGATTGCTCTGGGGAGGAACGTGATCGTGAATGCAGGTTTTGCCATAAAAAGAGCCGGGGAGTAAAAACCTCGGCTCGTTGATTTACAATGAATTATTTTTGATATGAAATTAAGTCCGTAGTATATTCGTTACCATATTCTGCTAATGGACGAATCGTTAATGCGAAATCTACGTTTGACACATCGGAAATTCCGTTTGCTGCAAGAAAATCATCTGTAGGAGTTAGGGTCACAAGAGTTTTACAACCATCTAATAAATACTGATTGAATATTTCATAACTGTCTGACATTGTAAAATCGTTATAAGTCTCAGAAGTTACATCGTATGCGAAATACTGTCCAGTAGTGTTTGTGATACAAAATGTGAAGCTGTTACCCTCTGAGGAAATGAAATCGACACTAATGCCGTTCTGGTTATACAAGTTCTGTGCACCGTCAAATACAGGAGAAGAAACCACAGTAGTTCCAGTTACGTCAGCGTGAATCTGACCGCTGTCAAAAGCCTTGAAGCTCTTTGCATTGTCGTAAGCCCACAAGAGAACGTCAAAGCTATCTACTTCGTCCATCTGGTAGTCTTTGAAGAAATCTTTATTTTCCCATGTATCTATCAGCTCCAAAGTAGAATTCGCTTTCTTTCCGGGTGCTACATCAGAGGAGTTTATGCCATACTGATCGCCGCCTGCCATAATACCGTTTATGGCATAAGCATAAGGAGCTATGCCTAAATTCAAATTAGAATTGTTTTCGATATACAGTCCTATAGTGCCTGTGGACGGGGAATCGGTTAATCCTTTTGTTTCAACATGAATGCCGTTCTCTTCGTATAGTACAAAATCTTCCGCAAAAACATTGGATGGCATGGATGCAAGCAAAATGCTTGACAGCCCAATACTAGCTAGAAACTTTACTTTCTTTCTCATAAAAATATTTCCTCCTTAGTAAAATTTGCATATATTATACCGCAAGATTCAATAATAGCATAGTCAAAACCGAAATGTTTTTCATATTTTTATCCATTAAAAATGCAGTTTTATCGTTTTTCCCGATTAATTTGCACAAAAAGTGGTATAACTAAATACATAAATTATAGACTAAAGAGGTATATATTATGAGGAAGATTAAGAAATTGCTGATCGCAGCAGGAGTAATTCTCTTTGCCAACTACATAATTCACTTGCCAATGTGCGTGAAAGACTATGCCAATAAGGATTTTGGTATATACTCAACCCAAACTATGCACAAGCATTCAACGCTTACTATGAGTGCGGTTTTGAAACCGGCGTCTAAATCTACGCTCAAATTCTACATTTCACCGCACAAATCAGATTTTATCTTTGACTACACAAATAATTTCTATGCGATCATAAATATTCCAGTCTATCTCTGGCAGTTTGCAAGGGCGAATATTAATCCATGTGTCCTGTTTCATTGGATCTGCGGAAAATATGATAAAAATAAATGTTCGAATGCATATTTTCTACTGTCCAGACATATACTGTAGTAAAGTTTCGATTGGGAGGGCTACTATGGATTACAAAGAAAAAATTATTGAATTGCTGGATAAAGTTAAAACAGAAAATACTTTTAAAAGAGTATATAAATTGTTAGAGTATTTATACTTGAAAGAAAAGTAACTAAAAATTGCCGCACCCATGAAAATAGGTGCGGCATTCTAATTATTCTGTTTTTAAATCATCTGGAGAAGCAGAGAAATAATATTCAAATTCGGAACTATCATACTTAGAACCCATCATTTCATTCAGCTTATCGGCAATTGATTCGCCCATTTCCTCTCCAAATTCAGAATCTTCAACTTTTGTTCTTTTATATTCCGCAAAAATATTTCCCCAATCGTCCTGTGTTCCAGCGTAGTAAATCTGAATAAGATCGCCATTTTCTTTAGGACTTAAATAAGACAATGCTTTGTCGGTTACATTCTCCATGCTTTTTGGGAAAAATACTTTTTGAACATCACAGGAATTAAAAATAGCGTCATATATCTCAGTTATTCCTTCTTGGAAAATGATGGATTCAACATACGAATTTCCGATTCCAACCTGAAAATCCGATAAATCTGTTGCATAGTCTGTTCCGTCAATATTGTATGTCGGAAGAATTTCTAAAACCTTGCATTTTCCATCATATCCATGTAATTTCACAGTGCTTCCTTCGATATCATAATCGAAATCACTGATTGTGCCATATTTTTCAGAATCATCTTTCTTTACTTCAACACCAGTAACACCCCCGGCATAAACTGGAATGGGAACCCCTAAAATAGTAAAAGAACAGATTGTCACTAATAGTTTCTTCTTCATTTGTAATTCCTCCTTAGTATTTGAATATGAATATATTATACCATTGGCGACAGAAATAATATAGGAGAATATAAAGAAAGACCAGAGATTTTTTATTCCCCGGTCTTTCTTTTTTTAATTATTTTCCAGTTCGTTAAGGATTTCTTCGAGTTGCTTCCAATGTTCATCGCTGAGCTTGGCAAACTTCACAAGGATTTTCTTTGCAAAGTCGTTGTCGCCGGTCATAACTGAATCTACGATAGCCTGCGCATCGCTATCGTCGTCTCGGAACATGCTTCCAGTTCCGTTCACGAGCCAGTCATAGGAAACATTGTAAGTATTACAAATCAGCTTCAAAAAATCTTCGTCGGGATTTGTTCTTCCAAGCTCTATGTTTTCGATTTTTCCGCGACTTTTTAATCCGAGTTTTTTAGCGAAATCTTCTCTTGAAAGTCCTAAATACTTACGCAACTCTTTCAATCGCTCATCCATTTTATAAACCTCCTTTCATTATTTTATGATAAAAGTATAACATTTTATAATTACGTTGTCAACGTAAAAATATTTAAAAATACGTTGACAATGCGTTACAAACGTGATAATATACATTTACAACGTAATTAACTATGGGAGGTGAACAAATGTCAGAGGAAAAGCGACAGCTCATTAGAGATGTAACAACAAGAATCAATAAACTTCCAGAAGATAAGAAACATTATATTTTGGGATATATGAATGGAGTTGCTGATACTGTTGAGAGCAATCCCCAGAAAAAAGGCGGAGGCATGGAAAGGAAATAAATGGACTGTTTACAGATTTTTAACTCAAAAGATTTCGGCCAAATACGGACAGTAGAAATTAACGGAAAGCTATATTTCGTAGCAAATGATGTGGCAAGAGCACTGGGATACAAAAGACCGGCAGATGCAGTTACGGCACATTGCAAGGGGTCGGTAAAGCACCGATGCCTTACTGACGGAGGAGAGCAGGAATTAAAAGTCATTCCAGAAGGAGATATATACCGCCTCACTACTCGGAGTAAACTTCCGTCAGCAGAGAAATTTGAATCATGGGTATTTGATGAAGTTGTTCCATCTATCCGAACGAACGGTGGTTACATTGTCGGACAGGAAACACTCTCTGATGATGAGTTGATGGCAAAAGCAATTCTTGTAGCACAAAAGAAAATTGCAGAAAGAGACCAGCTTATCGAAGAACAGAGACAGCAGATTAGCGTCAAGAATCAGATAATCGGAGAACTTAAACCGAAAGCCGATTACTACGATGAAATCTTAAAGAATCCAGGACTGGTAACAATCACCCAGATTGCAAAGGATTACGGAATGTCTGGCAAAAAGATGAATGATATCTTGCACGACTTGGGGATCCAGTACAAGCAGAGTGGTCAGTGGTTGTTGTATGACAAGTATTCAAAGAATGGGTACACACATTCAGAAACTGTAGATATCGTCAGATCAGATGGAAGACGTGATGTGAAGATGAACACCAAATGGAAACAGAAGGGTAGAATTTTTCTTTACAACATGCTTAAAGACAAAGGCATTGTTCCAATGATTGAGCAGGAAAATAACCAGATGACAATGTAGGGAAGAAGAAAGAAAACTCAATAGAAAGGATTTTGCATGAAAAATTTAATATTCAGATTCAGAAAAAGAAAGAAGGTAAAACCATACAAAGTAGATACTTCACAGAAAGGATTTGAATATGTGGGTATTAAATTATCTGATGAACAATTCCAAGATATGTGTAATTTGAATCTGCTGTGGGCAAACGATAGGAAAGATATTCCTGTTTTTAACATGCTTGTTCTTATGAAAGTTTTAGGCTTATTGCCATCTGAAATGATGCGTGATAACGAAAGTGATGATTCTGGTGATGATATTTATGAACGGAAGTTCGGAAAGATAAGAAGATGAGTCAATCTTATACCACAGAAAGGAAATGATATGTTGGAAGAAACAAATGCATTACTCAAGCAGATTTTGGAAGAACTTAAAGCCATTCGAGAAGAAGTTGCACCTACGAGAACGAAAAAAGTAACGCACACGGCAAATATTGACAGGAAGACAATTGCCGAATGCGTTACCGATGGAATTCAAAACGCTTTATACGGGAAACGAGCGTTTAATCCGAAAGATTCTGAATAGCAAAATCATATGCACGTTTTAAATATTGAATTTCGTCATTTGACATAGAAGTATTTCCAGCCAATGGAGCTTCTCTTCTGTCAAGAACGTATTCATTTAATTTAGACTTTGCATAAGTAATTGCTAAATCATGAACTATTTGTTCTTTATCCATAATACACACCTCCCTTCGAGGGAGATTATACCACAGAAAGGAAGTCAGTATGAAAAAAGAAGAAATAAATGAGTTTATGAATATGACATTACAGGAGAAAAAAGACAAAATTATTGAAATAATTCGCGAGATTCCAGAAGATTCTCCGATTCACAAGGAACTGTACGAAACACTGAAAAGAGAAATGGAGGAAAAATAGAATGATCAAATGTGAAGGCGGGAAAGTTGAATTAGAAGAAGATGCAAATAAGTTGCTTTCTGAATTAACCGCAATATGCAGGGGACTAAGAGTTTTCCTTGTGAAAGAAGGATATTCCAAGGAAAAAGCCGATGAACTTGTTTCTGAATCAGCTCAGATGGGGTTGTGGACAGACGAAAAAATACAAGAAGAACTTGACAGATTAAGGACAGAAACGCTTAGAACGTTTGCGGAATTAATATTGGGGAGAAAGATTTTTGAAGGAGGAAAAGAGAATGATTAAAAGTAAAGATGGAGCAGTTGAGGTAAAGGGAAGTACAACAGTTTTAATGACTGATTTGTCAATGATTATTAAATTGTTGAGAGAGACTTTTGAGGAAGAAGATATTCCAAAGGAAACAGGAGATAAACTTATCAGAAAGGCTGTAGACGTTGGGTTCTGGACGGAAGATAAGCTTGACAAGGAACTTTCCAATATGCGAGCGGAAGTACTTGGAAAACTTATGGGATTAGCATTGTCGTCAATCTGGGGAGGGACAAAAGATGAATAAAAATACTTATGAGCCAGAAACCCTCGAAGAGGAATTTGCTTTACTAGCCGGCAGGCTTACAGCTTTGGAAGCGGTTTTAAATGCTAATGATAGCACATTCATTGATAAAAAGTATGTAGCTGCGATCATGGGGATTAAATATTTCGAGGGGGATTCCGATAAGAAAGAAGAGTGAAACGCCCCGGAGGTGACGCAACACCTACCGGAGCACGTATCTAACTTAATTTAGGTAAGTTAAATACAGGTAAAGTATAACATACCTTCCTGTATTTGAAAAGAAAATTTATACCAGGAGGGCATTTTTTATGTCTAAAATCACAAAACACACCGAAAACGCAACTAAAAACCAGAGCCTTGCAAGCGAAATCATCGCAGATCAGGCAACAAAAACAAAACGTCTGGAAGTCGCAGTTGTAGCGCTGTCAGTAGCTTTACTTGCAACAGTAGCAACTAAAAGAAAGAAGTGAGGGATATGAGAAAAAGAATGTATTTTATCGGAGTGATGGCACAGGTTGGAACATTTTCCACGATTACATTATTGCTCTGGTGGATGACGGAAATGGATGTACTTGAGCTGCTCTGCATAAGTGCAATGGTATCTTCAATGGTATCCCTTCCTATTTTATGCAGCTAGAAAGGTGGGTAAACGGAGTTGAATAAGCTTTTGGAAAACAATCAGACAACACTGGTTGGAGAAATTAAAACAGAATTCGAATTTAGCCATGAAGTATATGGTGAAAAATTTTACCGATTCGAACTTAGCGTAGAACGATTTAGCGGAACGAAAGATGTTCTTCCGGTTGTAGTTTCTGAGAGACTCATTGATGTGAAACAGAACTATACAGGAGAAATGATGGAAATTCAAGGGCAGTTCAGATCGTTCAATAAGCACGAAGAAAATCACAGTAGATTACTTCTTTTTGTGTTCGCAAGAGAAGCAAAATTCATGGACAAAGACGCACTTCCAGTTAATCAGATTCTTCTGGATGGTTTTACTTGCAAGAAACCAGTATACAGAACAACACCTAATGGAAGAGAGATTGCAGATGTACTTCTGGCGGTAAATAGATCATACGGCATATCTGATTACATACCATGCATCTGCTGGGGCAGAAATGCAAGATACATGGGAACCTGCGGAACTGGCACACATATTATTTTACAGGGAAGAATCCAGAGCAGAGAGTACAACAAAAAAGTCGGAAATCAGGTCGAGAAGAAAACAGCCTATGAAGTGTCGGCTTATTGGGTGGAGGATAAAACAGTATGAAAACAGTAGAATTGAAACAGCTTAACATTGAAAACTACAAGAAGTTTGAGTCTGCGGAGTATCAGTTTGCACCACGAACGATGGTGTCCGGTAGGAACCGTCAGGGTAAAACAACGTTGATGGACGCATATTTTGATACACTGACCGGAAAGCTTGCAGACGGTACATCTCCGAATAATGTCAGAAGAAAAGAAGACGGAGAAGAAGTTGAGGGTGTCGTATCAAGAGAACTCACACTTCTGATTGATGGAGAGGAAACCGTGATCCGTAAGGAAACGAAGAAAGGTAAATCTTCCAGTACCACAAAATATCAGGTTGATGGGTTTGATTACAACCAGACGAAGTATAAGGAATTTTTAAAAGGAATATCAGACTCAGAAACCATTATGATGTGTAGTAATGCCAGAGTATTCCTTAATGAACTTCGAAAATCAACAGCAAGTGCCAGAGTAATGCTTGAAAAGATGGCAGGGTTCAATGCGGATAAAGTATTACAGGACAATCCAGAAGTTTCGGAAATCATCAAGAATCATTCTGTCGAGGAAGTTGTGAAAAAACTCAATAGAGACAAAAAAGACTTCCAGAAGAAAATTGATGCCAAAAAGGTTGAAATTGATACCGTAAAGAAACAGGGAACACCAGATTTTACCATTCTTGAAGAAAAGAAGAATGCCGTGCTGGATAAACTGAATGGTCTTCTTGAAAAAGAAAAGCTGCTAAATGAAACCAATAAAACATATGACGAGCTCTGCTACGAGATTACAGGTCTCAAGAAATCCAGAGATGCGATCATTTCAAATGCAGCAGAAGCATTACAGGAAGAAAAGAGAAAAATCGTTTCCTTATTAAATGACAGGCGATTCAAGCAGAAACATGAAGAAGAAAATCTCCGAATTCTGGGAAATTTCCTTGCGACCGCTGAGAAACCAGAACGAATTCAGCAGAGAATTACGGTTTTGCAGGAGAAATATAAACAGACGTATGCGTCCACATTTGATGAAACAGCTTTAAATGCCATACAGAATGAAAAATTTGATCCTGAATCAGCTATTTGCCCGACCTGCGGACAGGCACTTCCGGAGGAACAGGTTGAACGTCTTAAAACTGAATTTGAACAGAAGAAACAGGAAAGAATCCATGCAGAGTTTGCGAAAAAAGAGCAGTTTAAAGCAGACAAACAGCAGAAACTTAAAGACATTACAGAAGAAGGCAATTCCGAAGTAGCCAGAAGAAAAGAAGTTGAGGAAAAGCGCAAAGACATCGAATCGCAGATTGAGCAGACAAAGAAAAATATTTCCACTCTGGCATCTGAGATTGCGCAGAAAAATCAGGAATTAGAGAAGCTTCCGGCAGAGCCAGATATGTCTGGAAATGAAGAGTATCAGGCAGTTGTAGCAGAAATCCAGAAGAAACAGGAACAGCTTGACGGACTGACTAATAATTCTGAGGAAAAGGCAGCAGTTCAGGCAGAAAGAATGTCTGCTGAAAAGGAACTTACAGGAATCGAAATAAAAATTGAGATGGCAAAACAGGCAGTTCAGAAACAGACAGAAACACTTGAACAGCTGAACACAGAACAGAAAGAGTTAGGTCAGGAAGATTCCGATATTCAGCAGAAACTTGACATGTTGAAAGAATTTTCCATCAAAAAAAATCAGGCACTGGCAGAAGCTATCAATCCACTTTTCAAGCACTTTCAGTTTCAATTTTTGGACTATACGCAGGACGGTGAGCCGGTGGAAGTTTGTAAAATGATTTGTGACGGAATCGGATATTTTGATGGATTGAATCACTCCGATCAGATTCTATGCAATATTGACCTCGTGACTGGATTGCAGGAATTGAACGGCTTAAACTTGCCAATTTGGGTTGATGATGTTGAAAGTGTGAATGCTGACAGAATACCAGATACAGGCAGACAGATGATTCTACTTAAAGTTTCCGACGATGAATTAAAAGTGGAGGGAATTTAATATGGCGACAACTACATATAACATTCCAGAAGCAATCAAAGCACAGGATTGGTATTGTAAAACAAAGATATTGCCACGTTTTGCACCGGGCAATGGTATCTGTTGGTCTTGCCACCAGAATATCTATTCCGAGAAAGGACGGACACGTACCGGATATGACACACAGGGCATCTCAGTAGAAAGTGCAGCAGGGCAGTTGATTACGAGTTGCCCGTTCTGTAATAGAAGTTATTGCGATTAAAACGCAATAGGATTAGCATAGTTAGCTTTGCAACGGCAAGGCGAAGCAATGAGAAGCGAAGCAAGGGATATGCATAGAACAGATATGAAATGCCACGGCATAAAAGCGCACTGCTGAGAATCGCAAAGGAGAAGCGTAGAAACGCGCAGAAAAGCCAAGGCGGGGTCACGCATCGCAAGGTTTGGAATGGCAAAGGAATAGCTTAGAAGGGAACGGCGTGGCGACGGATTAGCCGAGAATTGAATTGCGGTGGAGAAGCGTAGAAACGCACAGAAACGTAACGGAACAGATATGTGGGGAACCGCACTGCAACGGATTAGCGAAGCTGAGAAAAGCCAAGGAAGAGCAGTGAAAAGAACAGCGCAGCAATGGAACAGCTTAGAAAATCGAAGAATTGCAATGGAGGAGCATGGCCTTGACAAGCAAAGTATTAAGCAAAATAAAAAAATCGGAGGAATATGAGATGAAAGAATTAAAAGTCAGATTAACATTTTTAGAGGAAGTTTTAGGTACTGCAAATGCAGAAAAAGATATTCACGAGAAGTTTATAGCATCAAAAGCACCAGATGCACCTTCCAGAGAACAGGAAGTTGAAGCTTTAGGAGTTGAAGAAGTTATTGAAAAAGGTCGAACAGTATTTCCGAAAGATGATAACGGCAATCCGTTCCTTTGGGACTACCAGATCAGAGGATTCTTTAAGTCAGCTGCACAGGCCGGTTCCTATATCGGCGGAGCAAAGAAACTTGCAGCTTATAAGAAAAAAATTGACTTACTGGTATTTGTAAACGAACGCAAAATTCCGTTTGTTCTTCCAGAAGGTACAGAACTTTCTGATTGTCAGAGACCACTGAGAGCGCAGACAGCACAGGGCGAAAGAATCTCTTTGGCAGACAGCGAAACTGTGCCGGCAGGATCAACAGTGGAATTTACAGTCAAGGTACTTGATGATTCACTTATGAAGTATGTAATTGACTGGCTTGATTATGGAGAGTTTAACGGCATTGGTCAGTGGCGGAACTCAGGTAAAGGCCGTTTCAAATGGACTGAAATCACAAAATAAGCTACGGCATGGCTGAATGTAGTTATGATAGGCAAAGCAAGGGCATAGAGCAGTAGAGATTGGACAAGCTAAGGCGTAGATTGGATATGTGACACATTGAGTTGTAACGGAACGGCATTGATTGGCGCAGAGGAGCTTTGCATAGGCAAAGTAAAGAGAGGTTCCGCATAGCGAGGTAGTGGAAAAGCGCAGCAGAGCAATGTGTTGTAAAGAAATGTAACGCATTGGCGAAGTAGGTCAGGGCAAAGATACGTATAGGCGAAGCACGGAATAGAAAAGTAAAGTATAGCAATGGTGCTGAGTAGAGAAGATGAGCAAAGGATAGGCAGAGCGTAGCTCGGTTATGATTTGCTTTGGCGAAGTGCAGAACTGAACAGAAATGCAAACAAAAAATGAGTTAATTAATATAAGAAAAGGAGAATTAAAATGGCAGAAAACACACAGGTAGCAAATTTTAACACACAGCTTTCCTACTACACAAATCGTTATGTCGATTTAATGGAAAGAGATTTAACTTCAAGAGGAATGGAGTTTGATTCCTATTCAAAAGATTGTGTAGTAGCGGCAATGGGATCTATTTTCCAGATGGTGCATGAGAGTGGAGTAAGTTTTGAAGCAATCAACGGCTCTAATCTTAAATTTATCCTGAGTAAAGTCGCAGCGTTGAAACTGAATGCAAACGCACAGCCAAGAGAATGTTATTTCCAGATTAGAAATGTAAATGTAGCGGCGAAAGGGCAGAAACCTCAGTGGGAGAAGAAAGTTGAATTTGCGATTGAGGGCGATGGAAATGACGCTCTTGTAAGTAGATATGGTGTCAATGTAGCTAAAGTATTTCCATATTGGAAAGTCAGAGAGGGCGACAAATATACGCCGCCAAGACATAGAGGTGTGGAGATTACACCGCCGGAATGGGAAGAATCCGGAATTGGAAAAGTGGTTCGCGTCGTATATCCGATTCAGTACAAGGACGGACATATTGAATATCTTTCTTGCGAAAGAGCAGATGTACTGAAGAATCTTGCGGCACATATCAAGAACAATATCCAGAATGAAACCTTTGGGATTTGTGCAGACAGATACAAAGCTACAGATGCACAGAAATCCCAGATTGAAGCTAAGAAAAAAGAAGTTATGAAAAAGGTTGCTGATATTGGGGAACTGGAAGCAATTATTGATTGTGAGGAATTAAGACCATACATTTCCCCGTCATACTACGAAACACAGTCGAGAGAATCTATGATTGTTCGTAAAATGCGTAACAACATTATGAAGTCCATTCCTAAGAAATGGGATAATCCGGTGCAGGCTTATGAATATAACACGATGGATGCTACATACAGAGAAGTGCAGGAAGAAATCGAACAGAATGCCAATAAAGAGGAATTCATTCCAGAACCAATGGCAATCGAAGAACAGCCAAAACAGCCAACAGTTGCAGAAGCCGTACAGCCAGCTGAGAAGGAACCAGTTCCGGCAGCAGGTAAAGAACCAGAGATTCCAGATTTTATGAAACAGGAGGAATAAGATATGTCAATAATTCATTCAGTGTTTGAGTCATTGCTTTATATCTCATTCTTACCATTGTTAGGCGCAATAATTTATGCGGTCGCAAAGGATAAGACCCGACCATTGTTCATAGCCTCGGCAGTATCACTTGTTATGAACATTCTTGTTCAACTTACGAGGTGATAGCATGATCGGGACGTTAGAAGAAGTTATGAAAGATATGAAATGTGGAGTATTTGACTTCACAAAGGACGGTAAATGCAGTGGTTGCGGACAATGTTGTAGCAACTACTTGCCAATATCCAGTAAAGAAATTAAAGAAATCAAACGTTACGTAAAGAAGCATCATATCACTGAGCAGAAACATAATTATCCTTCGGTTGTAGCTTTTGACCTTACTTGCCCGTTCCTGGATGATTCCAAAGAAAAAGAAAAATGTCTCATTTATCCAGTGAGACCTGAGATATGCAGAGATTTTGTCTGCAACAATCCGAACGGGGCAATCAAAAACAAGAAACTTATGCATAAGAAGTACGCAGCAGTAGATATGCGAGAAATATTTTTTGGAGGCAACGGGAATGAACAATAAAGAAATTTTACAGAAAGCAAAGGAACTGGTTGAACTTCTGGAAAAGCAGGAAGAAACCGGAAAGGTTGAGTTGTCAACGCTGAAACGAGGAGAAGTATTTCAAACCACTGGAAAGCGTAAATACAAGGTTCTGGAACAGTATGGAGATACAACAAAAATTATTTCGCTTGATCTGGTGAAAGAAAATGTAGAGTTTGGTGATACCTTAGATTACAAAACATCAAACGTAAAGAAACTGTGTGACACTGAAATTCTGAAAGACTTCGAAGAAGAATTCGGGGCAGAAAATATCGAAACACACACAGCAGATATTATCACTGCGGATGGGCAGAAATTGGGGACTGTTGATTGTAAAATTCGACCGATTACGTTTGATGAAGCACGAGAATACACAGATATTACACCGAATAATGATCTGAACGACTGGTATTGGACGTTGTCGCCATGGTCGACAGAAGAGCGCGGATGGAGTAGAAGCTTAGCCGTTGTTTCCCCTTCGGGCCGTGTCAGCGGCGACATTGTCAGCGGCGCTAATGGTGTTCGCCCAGTTTGTATCTTAAAATCTAATATCTTTGTATCTAAGGTGGAGGAATGATTATGAAGAAAAATCTGAAATATTTTGAGGATGAATTATCCAGATTAAGTAAAGAGTTCGCAGAATTCAAGAAAAAGCACATCGGAAAGCCGGAAATCGGAAAAACTATTGAACTTGCTGGCATGGAATGGCTGATTCTGGATAATACAGAAAAAGGATATTTTGCCATTTTGAATGGATTTGATGGAAAAGAAAGAGCATTTGATTCAGATTCAAATAACTGGATTTTAAGTAAACTGAGAAATGAGTTAAATACTCGTTTTCTTAAAAAAATTACTGACGAGTTTGGAGAAGATGCAGTTATTGAGTTTGATCGAGATTTGCTTTCTTTGGACGGTCAGACAGAATATGGACATTGTAAAGATAAGATTTCGATTTTGACGATGGACGAATACCGAAAATACAGAAAATTCCTTCCAAATATGGGTAAATGGTGGTGGTTGATTACTCCATGGAGTACACCAGCAAATGATTACAGTACAACACTTGCCGTTGTTTCCCCTTCGGGCGGTATCTGCGGCAACATTTACCGCATCGTTAATGGTGTTCGCCCAGTTTGTATCTTTTCTTCTTCAATCTTTGAATCGGGGAATGATGATTGATGGCAAATGAAGATTTAAAGGTAATAACAAAGGCCAAGCAGCTTGCAAAGCATACATTAATAGTTACGAGCAATGCCAGACGATACCCGAAAAAATATAGGTTTTCACTTGTAGATAAAATGCAAAATAAAGCATTGGAAATTTATGAGTCACTATTTGAAGCCAACCGAACTGATCTGAAAGATTATAAAGGAGAACGATTAGAACTTCAAACAAAAGCCATTACTCATTGTGATGAGTTGATGTACTTTATAGAACTTTCATATGAATTAGGAATTATCAATTCCGGTGGAATGGAAGCATGGTCGCAAATGGTAAAAGATATAAAGTATATGACTATTTCATGGAGAACAAAAGACAGGAAAAGATAATTTTCACAGGTTATGCACTGCGAATACTATTGTTTCCCCTTCGGGCAATATCAACAACAACAATTACAACAACGAAAATGGTGTTCGCCCAACCTGTATCACAGGCAGACAGAGTAAGCGTAAAGCTGAAATCAGTAAAGATACAAGCAAATGCATAACCTTTCCGCAACGGATAAATACAAAGGAACAAAATAAATGGAAAAAGAAATTGTTACAAATTTTGAAAATTTATATCGTTCTTACAAGAAGGTTAAGAGCGGTAAGAAATTTAATTCAGGTACTGCAAGATTTTCTAATTTGTCTCTTGAAGGCATTCATCTCTTGAAGGAACAATTGGAAAGCCAAACGTATACCATAAATCCGTATAATAAATTTCAAATTCATGAGCCAAAAGAGCGCACGATAGAATCATGTGCATTTAAGGACAAAGTAGTGCAGAGATGCTTTTCTGATTACATTCTGACACCGAAACTTGAAAATATCCTGATTAAATGGAACACTGCCGGACAGCAAGGAAAAGGACAACACATGGCAATGGACGGGTTAAGAAATCAAATGTTGGATTTCTATAAAAGAAATGGAATGAATAGTTGGATTGTAAAATGTGATATTCACAAATACTTTTATTGCATAGACCATGAAATCATGAAAGATGTTTTGGATTATTACTTTGATGATGATTTTACAGTCTGGTTGAACCATTTGTTTATTGACAGTACAGGTAATCCCGGGCTTCCATTAGGAAATCAGGTAAATCAAAAGTACGCATTGTTGCTTTTACATTCACTGGATCAGATGATAACGATTGAATTTGGAAATCCATATTACGGACGATACAACGATGATTTTTATGTGATTTGTAAAACGAAAGAAGATGCCAGAGAAATTCTTGAAGCAATCCGAATGATGATTGAAAGACTTGGATTGGAGCTAAACCCTAAATCACAAATTGTACCATTTCGCATGGGATTGTGTTATCTGGGCTTTCACCATTACGTGACTGATGAAGGAAAATATATCAGAAAATTGCGTGGTGATAAGAAAAGAAAAACACAGAGAAAAATCCGAAGATGGGTACGGGTAGTGAATGACGGGAAGATGTCGATAGAAAAATTTCATGAAAAATACGGAGCATGCAAGAATCATATGCTTCATGGAAATTGCACCAAACTATGTCATAGTATGGATTTAGAAATTGAAAGGAGAATGAAATGAGATTAGTAAGTCAGAACGGGGAATTTGATGTTCCTTATGAAATTGCAGTATTAAGTAGAACAGAAAATATCATAAGAGTATATGTGCCGATAGTTGGAGAACAAGGAACGGTCATGGCTCGTTATTCGACAGATGGAAAAGCCATGCAGGTTATGGAAATGTTACACGATGCTTATCATGATGCAAAAAAATCCAATAGTTCATCAACATTGTATTTTCCAAAGGATGATGAAGTATAAATATTGATATAGAAAAGGAGATATTATGAGCTATAGCAGTTTAGTAGTTATCACCCCGGATTACTATGGAAAGGAAAAAGAAATTTTTAAAAACTCATGGTTGTTTTCGCCTGTTATCTGGGATGTTTTAACTGAGAAGTATATTCCTTATGAAACGCTTTTTAAATATGGATTCAAGCGAAACATAATTCGCGACAGAAAACTTTCCAAAGAGCTTAACAGCATTATAAACGATTGTCAGGACACACCAGATCGTATCTTATGGGAATTGTCTAATCAGCAGATTTTCTTCACGAAAGACAAAGATTTTATCGAAGAGTGTATTTATGCCTTTCTTAAACAGAATGAAAACTACTGCACCGATTATGACAGCGAAAACCACATTCCAGTTCTAAAAATTAAACATATTCTGGAAAGGTTTTGTGATATTGCACATCATATCAAAACGCTTGAAGCAGAAGAAACACCATACTTTGTATTTAAGAACACATCGGTTGACGATAGTGTATCTAATTGGTTCTCTTGTTTTAATGAGAATACCGGGAAATGGGAATATTCTAAGTTAAGCGAAAACAAAGAGCTTTGCACAGAATTTGTAGTGATAGAAGATAATAAAATAAAGCAGTTTATTAGCAATCTGGATTACAAATATTGATGCAAAACAATACAGAAAAGAGGTGATACCATTTGTTCATGCGAGTAATTTCAACAGGTAGTACTAAAGGAAATTGTTACGCTTTGCAGTCAAGTACAGGCGAGATTGTTCTTCTTGACTGCGGGTGCAACTACAAGAAAATCCTCAGAGGGATTGACTATTGGATAAGCAATATTGATGCAGTACTTCTTTCTCATGAACACGGGTGACCATACAAAGTCATTCAAGGAAATAATGAATGCAGGCATTCAGATTTACACCAATGACGAGACAGTTGAGAACATGAACATCCGAACAGGCGAATTAATGAAAGGTGTTCCAGAAAGGCATCCATTTAGAGTTGGTTCGTTTAACGTGATTCCATTTGAATTGCCGCATACAACATACGATAAGGAAGCAAATCAGCTTGTACCTTGCTCGAACTACGGATATCTGGTGGAGCACAATGAAATGGGGAAGCTTCTGTATATTACTGATTTTGAGTACAGTAAATATAATTTCCAGAAAATGAACATACATCATCTGGTAATTGAATGCAACTACTGTGAAGAATTGGTGGACAAAACAGAAGCTAACTACAGTCATAGATTAAAAGGACATTGCTCTTTGTCAACTTGCAAGCAATTCATTAAGCAAAATCGCACAGAATCGCTTCGGACGGTAACACTGGTACATTTAAGTGGTCAGGCATCTGATGCCTGTAAAATACAGAAAGAAATACAGGAAGTCGCAGGAGACAATGTTCTGGTTCAGATTGGGCGGGCTGGACTGGAAGTTGACTTGAATTTATGCCCGTTTTGAAAGGAGAAAATCATGGAAATGACTGATTGCGACAAATGCAAATACCGTAGAGGTTGCATACTGGCATGGGACTATGGTTCGCTTTATTGTAATGATTATGAGGAGGATGAGAATGAAAATCTTTTTGAAAGTGATTGATAAGCTTAAAAAACAGACACAGTACGGGGAAATAGCAGAGCCATATTTGAATTGCAAGTACAATAAAGGTTGGAATGATGCACTAGAAAAAGTTGAAGAACTGATTGCTTCTTACAACTTGAGTGAAAACTGGATTCCGGTAGATATGAAACTGCCGCCGGAACCAAAACCTAATCATAATTTTAAAGGAGACATATATTTGATTGCTACCGAAAAAGGAACAATTCCATTCAGAGCAATGTGGAATGGAGAATATTTTACAGACGGTTTCGAAAAATTGAAAGTAATTGCATGGATGCCTTTGCCAGCTATGCCAGAACCGTACAAGGAGAACAAACATGAATAAAGTAATTTTGATCGGACGTTTGGTAAAAGACCCAGAAATACGAATGGGAACAAACAATATAACAATTGCCAGATACACACTTGCAGTTGAGAGACAGTATCGCAAAAACAATGAACGTACATCAGACTTCATAAATTGCGTTGCACTTGGAAAAAAATGGTGAGTTTGCCGAAAAGTACTTGCATAAAGGCATGAAAATTGCGATTGTCGGCTCATGGCAGACTGGAAATTACACTGACAAGGACGGAAAGAAAGTCTACACAAATGATTGCCTTGTGGAAACACATGAGTTTGCGGAAAGCAAGAAGAACCAGCCAGAAGAACAGTCGCAGCCACCAGTTCCAAATCCAGAACAGGACACAAGTGGATTCATGGATATGCCGTCAATTATGGATGACGAACTTCCGTTTAATTAAGGAGTGATGAAATGAAACCAGTTTTAGAAACAAAATCTACATACAAAGGTTATCCATATGTAGTTCTGTTTATGCCTGGAGCATACAGATGCGGATATGTTGGAGTACCTTACAACCATAAGTTAGCAAAGAAGGATGTTGATAAGTTAAGTCATCTTAAATGCCATGGTGGAGTTACTTACGCAGAACCATATTTATATGAATGCAATGATGACAATACATGGTGGATTGGATTTGATTGCGGTCATTGCTTTGACGGGTATGATGTTGACGCAGCAAAACAGTATTTTGGAGATGACCCAGACTTTAAAAGACTTTTTCATACAATGGAAAACTTCTGGAGAGAGTCGAGCAAAGATTTCGGCTTCGAAACGGATTTCAAAATCTGTTCACTTGCTTATGTCAAAGATGAGTGTAAGAAACTCATTGACCAGATTGAAAAGGAGTGATGCCTAGTGGATTATAAAAAATTTCGTCAGGCCAAGGCTATCGAAGTGAGTAACAAGAAAAGGCTTTTAAAAGTTAATCCGGATTTAGATAACAAAAGCGGTATTTATTTCTTAACCAGAGTAGATGAAAACGGAATCCCATTCTTTTATATCGGGCAAGCAGTACATATAATTCAGAGGATGTGTTCACATCTCACTGGATATCAGCACATTGACTTGTCCATAAAGAAAAGAGGATTCTACAGTGAAGATAATCCTTTTGGATGGAAAATTAATTTCATTCATTATCCGGTAGAACAGCTTGATAAAATGGAGCAGTTCTGGATTCTGGAATATACAAAGAAAGGTTATCAATGCAGATACAACAAGACATCTGGAAGCCAAGGCGAGGGGAAAGAAAAGATTAATGAATTCAAACCAGCTAAAGGCTATAGAGATGGAATCAAGCAAGGAAAAACAACCCTTGCAAGAGAATTAAAGCATATCATTGATACTCACTTAGAAGTATCAATCAAACCGGAGAAATCAAACAACAAGGTGTCTATAAAGGCACTTGAGAAATTCAATAATCTTCTTGATGAAGAATCTTACAAATGATAAAGCTGCCGGTTCTGGCAGACAAAATCCCAAATAATTACAACTAAATATGCGCACGCCCTCTGGGTTTGGACTGATTCATGCAACTTCCTTGGCATATGAGCGCGATCTGAACCCAGAGGTTAAAAGAAATGAGGTAACTATGGTAAGTAAATATAACACCGAAAGAAAGTATCTTGAGGGACAAGAGAACAGAAAAGAAATTTATCTGTTTCTTATCAGATATTTTACAAAATATGGATACGCGCCGTCATTTAAAGAAATTGCTGAAAGCCTTGGCATATCAAAAGCAACTGTACAACGACATATGAGACAACTTGAACTTGATGGATTGATTGCTACTGCGCATCCGAATACTCCGCGAGCGTTTCACCTTGTTGGATATGAATATCAAAAGGTGGCAGAAGTATGAGAATATACAGTGTTTTCGAGAATGAACAACGGATTGGCGATATGACCGCTGATGATATTTCACAAATGCTGAAATGCTCCAGACAAGAAGTTTTGAATGCGGTTTCATCCGCAAGACTGATTAATGAAAAATACGCAGTTGTCTATGATGGCGATAATACCGTGACCGGAACCACACCATTAGACAGGAAACTTCTGAAAGAATTTGTTCTAATCACAAGCCAGCTGAAAGGATTGGTGAGAGCATGAACAGAGCAGAGAGAAGAAGACAGCAGAAAGCATCTGAAAAGTCACGGAATCCAATTCCATACAATTTTAGTAATTACAGTTTGGAACAGATTTCCAAAACGACAGGTGCAAGAGTTGAAACACTAAAACTGTACTTGAAGCAACGTGAAGATGAAATACGCAAGGAAATATCGGAAGAACTTATTTCAGAATCACAAGAAAAGCTATGGAAAGCAGAGGATTATATCGCAGTTGCAAATGTTCTTATCAGTTTGTTTGCAATTAAGAAAACATGGGGATTTACAAAATCCAATCAGAGATTCTTAGAAAACCTAAACTCTGCCAAAGAACACATTGAAGAAGTTGGAATTGAAAAAGCATACCAAGAAGCAAAAGAAACAATGGGAATTAAACTTGAATTTGATTCCATAAATATAAATAAAGAATTTGGATTTGGAGAAAGTGAGGGTTAATAATGGCAGAAAATTGTAATGAAAACTGTATTGAATGGATTAAAGGAAGCGAGGTTGCAGGAGTTACTGCTTCTGAAATTGCATTTAAAAATCAAGTTCTTGAACTTGCGAAGAAGAGACCAGAAGACGTTAAGATTATTGCCATGAATAATGATGGCTCTATATATGCTCATGTTCCAAGAAAATATGTAAAATTACGAGCACCACGGATTCTAACAGAAGAGCAGAGAGCTGAGCTGGTGGAACGTGGCAAGAATATGTCCAGAAATAAATCAGTTGATTACGAAGAAACGTCAGACTTCGATTCTGACGATGAAGATGAGGAAATGTTCGATGTTTAATAAAAGAATGGGAATTAATGTAGAAAATGGCAAAAGTAGGATTTGCCCTAAATGTGGGAATCGTTTTCATGTTTTCGCAGATTATAACCGGCATTATGGAGGAGATTTATATTGGTGCGAATGCACAGAATGTAAGACCATAACAAAAATACATCGCAGTAAGGAAGCCGCAATAGTGGCTTTTAAGGAAGGATTGGTGCACAAAAATGAGCAAAGTGAACATATATGGGCTTAAAGCATATATATCCAATGCATTTGATTTGCATGTTGGAAAAAGAATCAAATACGCAGAATGTGGTGAGGGCGGAATAGAACATATCTATGAAGTAAAACAGATGTTTCCATTTTGCGTTTTACTGGAAGATATTTTTGATCACACAAGAATTTGCCCTTGTTATAGCAAATTAAGTTTGATGTTAAGAGGGATTGAATAAAAATCTGGTTAAGAAGATGGGAGTATAAAATCATGTACTAACTGCACAATAGCGTGTCAGTTGTTTACATGTGGAAAGGGAATAAGAAAAATGAGAGATAAAGAACGCATTTTGATGATTATTATTTCAAGGATCATACCGGGACTGACTTCTTGTACGGCAAAGAAAGAAGATTATATTCGACCGTTTATATTTAACACGCATGAATTAAAAGCCGGTGATCTAGTTATGGCGAATACTACTATTTTCCCGAATGAATTTATGGTCGGTTTCGTGCATGAGGTAAAAAGTGATTGCGTCGTTATCCGGGAAATAGGCTCTAAAAAGTTGTGCAATTATTATAACGAAACTTTTTCGGTCATTAACAAGGAAAAACTGGGGTACGAAATTCTTGAAGGTGTGCAGTATAAAACGTATCAGAAAGTTTTGAAGGCATTTTCAAAATACACAAGCTATTCAACCAGATTTCGAAGTATAGAATTTTTTGGTAATACTTGCACGGTAACAAGCAGGATAATGTTCAAGAACGACAAAAACGGCGAAATTTCTTTCGAGTACAACCAGAAGACGAAAATTTCCGATATAGGTAAATTGTTGGAAAAAGCCGGGTTATAATACGAAAACGGGGAAAGTGAGGACGCAAAATGAAATTCAAAAGTAACGCTAAGTATAACGAAGAGCCCAAAACCGGAAGCGTTTTCGCTTTGAAATACAATTCTTTAGTAATCGTTATCCACAAATACGTCGGTTACGGAAATGTACTGTTTCTCAACTGTAGCGCATTGGATATTTACAACCACAATCTCGGAACAGAGGATTTCGAGGAAGCTGTCAGTAAAGCGAAGGAAGTTATCATACGTGAAGTTAAGAAAGTCAGAGATGATTCATACAGATTTTACAGTGATAACAATATTGAGATTGTCAGATGTTAGGAGGATACAAAATGTTAATCAGAAGTCAGGATAAAAGAATGATTGTAAATTTCGAAAATATTTGCACAGTATCAGCGTTTCCTGAAAAGGATAGTGAGGATATCTATGTCGAAGATGGCACAGGCTCACTCATGGTCGGAAGATATTCCACAAAAGAAAAAGCCATGAAAGTACTGGATATGATTCAGGAAGCATACATGGAATACAAATCTGGCGAAATTGTTAGCAATGGGCTGGCGGGATCAGCATATACAGGAAGCTATGATACAAAAGAAAGTGTGGCGCATGGAATTGCTGTATTAAAAGGCTATGGAAATGAGATAAGAAAATCAATCCTGTTTCAGATGCCAGAAGATTCGGAGGTGAAAGTATGAAGCATGTAAAAGAATTACTGAAAAAATACATTGAAGCTGACAATCAAATCCTCGAAGAAAGGGATGCATTTGTAACTTTTCGGGAATTAATTAATGAGTTGCAAGAAGCTATCGAACAGGATGAGAAAGAAAATGGTTGGATTCCTGTCAGTGAGAGACTGCCGGAAGACGAAAAAGAGTATCTTGTAACACTTGAAAAAGTCCATGGAACACCTGAAAAGCTTTATGGAATTGCGAATTATTTAAAATTTGGTGACGCCGGATACTGGAACGAAAAGAAATATGGGTATCTTGAATGGGACAAATATTCAGACGGACACGGAGGAACAAGAATGTATAAAGTTATCGCCTGGACGCCACTTCCAGAACTGTATAAGGAGGACAGATCATGATTACATTCTTATTAGGACTTACCCTTGGAATCATAGTCGGAGTGGCCGGACTTGTATGCATGGCGGTCATGTACGACAAGCACCATCCAGACGAATAGAAAGGAGAACGGTATGCTGACAAGGAATAAGAAGCTGAAAGACTACGGTATTCCGGCAGAGGACATTGAAAAACTGAATACGATGCTGAAAGACTTCCCGGCAGAGTACGGATACCTGCTTTCTGGTGCTGCCTTGTCAGCTTGCCCGAAAAACACGGTGATAGCGGATATGGTAATTGAGAATATCCTGCACCGGAAAAGTTACAGGAAAATCAGCAAAGAAAGATATATCCCGATGAATCCAAAAGACTTCTACGGATACAGACGCAAGACCGTCGCTGTACTGTATGAGAGGATGCGGTTGTTGGGAGTGTGGGGAGGAATAAGAGGGCAAAATGGAAAAAAGTTTGTTTAGCAGCAATTCCGATCAATGGGCTACACCTAAATATATTTTCGATGAATTAAACAAAGAGTTTGATTTCACACTAGACCCATGTGCGGACGCAAAAAACCATAAATGCGAGAAATTTTTTACTAAAAATGAAAATGGTCTTATACAGGATTGGGGAGGAATGCGAGTATTTTGCAACCCACCCTACGGAAGAGAAATATATCAATGGGTTGAAAAAAGCTATCAGGAAGGACATAAAGAGAATACGCTCGTTGTTTTACTAGTTCCGGCAAGGACAGACACGAAGTGGTTTCAAGATTTTGTATATCACAGATCTGAGATTAGATTTTTAAGAGGAAGGTTAAAATTCGGAGACAGTAAGAATAGCGCACCGTTTCCGTCAATGATAGTAATTTTTAGAGGACCTAAAATGTAAGCACAGGGAGGAATCAGATGAGTAGACTGATAGATGCAGATAAGTTGAAACATGTAATACATTGTGCATATTCTGATGATTTAGAGATTCTTGAAAAGATTGACGAACAGCCGACAGCTTTTGATGTGGATAAGGTTGTGGAGCGGTTAGAAGAAGAAAAGAAGAGAGCATTTAAACTATGTTTGGGAACTAATGACAGCACGCAAAGACTGAAATACATTGAAAAAGAACAGACGATAGCTTTAGCAATCGAAATCGTGAAAGGCGGTGGAGTAAATGGTAATTAAGCCTATTTTATTTAATACCGAGATGGTGCAAGCAATCATGGACGGAAGAAAGAGCTGCACTCGGCGAGTGGTAAAGCCACAGTGGGAAGAATGCCCACATTGCAAGTATGTGCATAATGAGTACATATACGACGAGATGGCAGAAAATGTATACTGTGCAAGATGTGGTTATCCGTTGGAGCCGGAAAGAAGATCGCCATATCAGCCGGAAGATATCCTGTATGTTCGTGAGACTTGGCACAGATATACAAAGCGGGTTGGAAAAGGTGAAGGATGCCATCTGGAAGAACACTATGGATATAAGGCTAGCATTGCAAATTCTGAAGACGCAGAAGAGCCGTGGAAACCATCCATCCACATGCCGAAAAAAGCAGCGAGAATCTGGTTGAATGTTACGAACGTAAGAGTGGAGCGGTTACAGGATATGACAGACGATGATGCAGAAGCAGAGGGATGTTTCGATTATACATCAACAGCACTTGGTTTTCCTGATGTATGGGATTCCACCATCAAGAAATCTAATCTTGACAGTTACGGCTGGGATGCGAACCCGTGGGTCTGGGTGATTGAGTTTGAGCGGTGTGAAAAACCGAAAGAGGTGTGATATGAGAGAAATTCTTTTCAAGGCAAAGCGGAAAGATGATGGAAAATGGGTCGATGGATGTTATCAGAAAAGATATGACCTTTTAGGCAATGAAGAACATTTAATCTTCCACGCTGATAGTTATAAAGTGTGGGAATATGCGGAAATTGACTCAGAAACCCTCTGCCAGTTCACAGGTCTGACCGACAAGAACGGGCAGAAAATTTGGGAAAATGATATTATCAAATATCATTTCGGAGAAATCTATGCTCCAATCAAATATGGATGCTATCAAAATTGTTTTGATTCTCAGAAAGCGGAACATGTCGGATTCTATGTAGATTGGTCGGATGACAAATGTCTTAGAAAAGATTTAGGGTATTGGATTGACATGGTAGACACTATGCCAGTTGGAAACATTTTCGACAATCCAGAATTGCTACAGGAGGAATCAGATGAGTAAATCAGTATTAGTAATAGATACACCAGAGAATTGCTATGATTGCCCGTTCGGAACTTCATACTGCGGCGAACTTGAATATGAGGGTTTGTGTGAATTAGCTGACTGTTTAGACTGCGTTGAAATTCTGATAACAGAAGAACATTATGATTACGAAAGCAAATCAAGACCTGATTGGTGTCCATTGAAGCTGTTACCAGAGAAGAAAAGTACAACTGCACCCGTGAGCAATTACGAAGTGCAGAAAAACTTATTTGTCGACGGTTGGAATGCCTGCTTGAGAGAAATTACAAAAACAAGCGATGAAAATGAGCGATAAAAAGCAAGCGATAAGAGGTGAAGTAGATGGAGAGATTAACAGAAAGAGAAAGAAATGTTGATGGTACAGGAGTTGCAAAAGAAGAAATTACGGATGGATTATTAAAACCGTTTGCGGATAAAATTCTTACGAAACTTGCTGTTTATGAAGACTTAGAAGAACAGGGATTGCTTGTGAGATTGCCGTGTAAGGTTGGAACAGAAGTATATTACATCTTAGGTATTCCAAATAAGACACCATGTACAATCGACAAGTGCGTATTTGAGTTGTCGGATATAGATAAAATCGGTGAATCATTATTTCTCACCCGTGAAGAAGCTGAGAAGAAGTTGGAGGAGATGAAGAATGACAAGGCCTGAGATTACGGCAGAATTATCAACCATGATTGAAAAGAAAATCAATCCTCACAATGATCCACGTATTTATTGGGCTAAGGAAGTGACATTCGATTATTCAACAGATCATGCGGTAAGGGTGGATTATATGCGGTTCGTGCCGGTGAATAATAGCGTGTCCGGAATAGAAAAAGGTGACTGCTATTGTTATGAGGTTAAATCATCAGCTGAAGATTTTCGCTCTGGTCATGGGCTGAATTTTGTTGGCGATTATAACTACCTAGTTATGCCGACAGATGTATGCGCTGCGGTATCCCTTGAAATTCCACATTATGTAGGAATATATGTACCAGAAGCAAATGATCTTACATGCATCAAAAAAGCAAAGCGAAGAAATCGGACAAGGCCTGTATCTGAAATACTCTTGATGATGTTCCGGTCTGCGAATAGGGATTATAGAAAAGCAGTAAAACAGTTGGAGGAAATGAAGAATGGCTGAATATGTTAAAAAGTCAGATGTAATAAAAATCATGGAAAATAATTCTCACATGATAGAGGTATTTGGAATTAAGAAGAAAATAATTGACGGATTCGCAATGGGTTGTGATTTCGAAGATCTGGAAACTGTCAGTATTGAGGAGGACGATAAGGAGGATTAACATGAAACCAGAAGAAGCAAAAGACATATTATCCGATATGAGAGACCAGCATTTATGTTTCCTTGAAAGTTCTGAAAACAAAGATGAATGGCAGAAAAAATATCTCAAGGAAGCATGGGCGTGTGATTCCGGAGCAAAAGCATTGGAAAAGCAGATTCCATGCAAACCAAATAATATAAAATCTATTCTTGATTTTTCTGGCAGATATTATACGACAAAAGGTAATTGCCCAGCTTGCAATAGAGAGGGACTTTATAAATCAGATTTTTATTGTAATAAGTGCGGACAGAAATTAGATTGTGGTGAAGAAGATGACAGATAACATTGACGAAAGCGTTATTGCTAGAAGTGTTGACCATTACGGATAAGAAATTCAGGCAACCGTCTGCATGGAGGAATGTGCGGAATTTATACAAGCAATCAGTAAGGAAAAACGTGGAAAATCGACCGTGATAACATGACAGAAGAAATTGCAGATGTGTTGATCTGCATCGAAATGCTAAAGCAAATGTATATGATTTCCGAAGATAAAATTAATAAGTGGATTGAGAAGAAACAAGCGAGAGAAGTAGAAAGGATGGAAAAGAATGAATAAGAAAGAAATCGCAGAAATTAAGAAACAGTTTACTCCAGCCAATAGCACAATCACACGCATTTGTGGTTGTTATGTAGACGCAGAAAAGAATAAGAAAACCAAAATTAAAGAAGCATTCCTGTCTCTTCCAGAGGAAGAAATGTTTAAGTATTTTGACATTTTCAAGAAAACCATTTCTGGCAGACTTGGAAAAAATCTTATGAACCTTGATTTTCCATTATCACAGGAAAAAGAGGGTGGAACACAGGAATTTCTTATGCGGATTAGAGCAAGTAAGCTTAAAAATGACGAACTTTTGGACGAGTTCTACGACAAAGTGATTGAAAATTACGATTATCACGAAAATTACTACATAGTTCTCATTCGTGCAGTATATGACATTCCAGGAAAAGCTTCTGATGGAACCGAAATGCACGATGCATCAGAAGAAATTTATGAACACATTCTGTGCAGCATTTGTCCAGTAAATCTTTCAAAGGCTGGGCTTAGCTATGATGTGGCTGAAAATAACATCAAAGACAGAATTCGTGATTGGGTAGTCTCAAGACCAGA